GATTGCTGTACTCCAGCATCTTCTTCCGATTTTGCTCGGGCAATCGTAAAACCAAAGAGGGAGAATTTATTTAATGATGCCATATTGTCTTATTCCAATTCAAAAAAACATAATGAGGAGAACCGAAGCTCTCCTCGTAAAATAGTATAAATTAACTTGTGGTATCTGATTCCCACCATTGATAGGCAAATGTTACGCCATATTCTTCAATGGTGTCGTTTGAACCCCAATCTAAATCGATTGCGGCTAAATCAACTGGGAATAAACCTACAAATTTGTAAGATTTTAATACATCGCCTGATTTACCGTATTGACTTACTGTTGCATCAACAGTATAACCAGATGGACCTGAAGCATTGGCTGATCTAAGGTTTCCTGTATGACTATTAATAGCGTTCATCCAAGATTCTAACGATTTACGAATTGTGAAACTCTCATCGTTAATAATCTGTAATGACCAATCAGTAAATGTACGGTTACCAGCAAACTTCAGTTCACGACCAAANTAATACAAAGGAACTGTACCAACTGTTGAACCAGGTAACTGTGCTGATTTTGCTAAAAACTGTACTTGCTGACCAGCAGCAGTACCATTTTCAGCAATGGTTGGAAAGGTGAGTGTAACTTGGAATAGATTGGGACGGGCTCCGTCACCAATCAGATTCGACCTAAATTCTGCTACGTTGAATGCCATTTTTTTCTCCTATTCGTTGAAGTATTTATTAGAACTGTCCAACGACTTCAGTAAATGCAACACCAGTTCTGACAGCAACAAAATTCAATTGAATAAAATTGATAGAACGAGCGGGCTTAATGTAAATATCACCAACAAATTGGTTGGAATCAACAACTTGTGGAGTGTTATTTGTAGAATCACATACTACTTTAAAGTCGGTAATACCACGGCGACCTTGAACATCTCTGAGGTATGGAGTTACTAATGCAACAAATTGTGCTTGTGTAAATGAATCGTTGAATTCAAACAATGCATACTGTGAAGCTTTAGCAATTGCTTTTTCCAGAACAATAAACAATCTACGAACATTAATACGATCAAAAGCAGAAGGTTTGGATTGTAGAGTTTTATCTCCAAACAATACAATACCTTGGCCAGGGAATGAAACAACTGGATTAATACCTAAAACATAAAGTTGATCACGATATGTTTTGTTTGGATTCCATGCCAATCTAACTGCATTTTTAATATTGCCACGGTTAAATCCAGCAGGAGACCACCAAGGATCACGAACTGAATCTGTGTTTACACACAAACCAGCAATATCACCATTTAATGGAACATACCGGTATACGTTGTTGTATTTGTCAAACATATACTTCCAACCAGAATCAGCAACAGCATAAGATGTTGAACGATTTAGTGATGTATTCCAAGTTTGAATATTGGAAGCTTCTGAACCATTTTGATTAATTACAGCAGAAGATGGAGGAGAAATAAAAGCCAAGCAATCTTTACGACCGATTGCTGTATCAATAGCTGTTTGTTGTACAGTAATACTAGAATTACCAGTAAGAATAAAAGAAATGTCTGTATCTTCTGTACTAGCAAATTTACTCATAGCAGTTATTGTATTTGCATCAACTGGAGTATCATCAACACCACCAGAAAGCGTAACTGTTTGTGGAGTGGTTGAAGTAGCAAATGCTGTATTAGCCATTATTTTACCCCAAGTTGCAACAGTATTATTATAATCAACAGGATCTACAGCATAAATGTACTGAGAATTGTTAAAAATGTAGTTTTTGTAATAATTTGAATTTCCGTTAGCGTCTGTGCCGTCATAGGCCTTTGACAAATATTGGAAAGTTTCTAATACGGCACCTTTAGTACCGGTGAATAAACCACCAGCATCAACAACAACAATGTGAATTTCGTCATTAGATGCTCCGGCTGTATTAGCGGCAACAGAAGTTCCTGGAAGTCCGTTAAACAATGTAGAAACACCAATATTATTAACATTCCAAGTAGCAAATGCTGCAGCACCGGCACCGGCATCAATTGTTGAAACAGCAATTGAGTTACCTAATGCACCAGCATAACGACCTATAAAGGCACCTAATTGATTACCATTAGATAAATTATTTAAATACAAATATTCAAAGTTTGCTTTATTAGCAACAACAACATTAGTATTTGTTGTATTAGCATCAGAATTTTTTGAATTTGGTCCAAGAGCACGAACAACTTTTAAGTTATTACCATATGCCAAGAAAGACGCAGCGGTAAAAAATGATTGATAGGTGTTACTATCCGGTTGACCAAATGTGTTTACTAAAGTAATTTCATCGGGAACTGTAATTCTTGTATATGCTGGACCCCATACAAAGTTTCCAGCTAAAGCACCGGCCGTAGTAAGTGTAGAAGGTACGACTGTTGTAAGGTCGACTTCCGAAACTGTTACGCCTGGAGAGATTGAAAACGCCATTTGTTATCTCCTTGAATATTGATTTATTTTGGCAATTATAATACCATTATCATATTTATGTAACGTCATATTTAGAGTTTTATCTCTGAATTTCTCGAAAATAAGCTGAATAGGTTTCTCGACCATCTGCTTTTTCCCAAACGTCATTGTCCCATACATCAAAAGGATGCTCTAGACCGTCATCCACCATAGGTGCTGGTGGTGTTAACTCATCAACCTGATTCATATTCTCAAGTTGAAGTTGTTTCCGTATATCGTGGTTAACAATCTCTTTGAAATACTTTTGAGTTGATATCCATCCAAACATCACCAAACCCATAACCATATCATCATTTGCATCAGCTTCAGCAGCAAATGAATTTTTGTTAGCCACAAAAGTGGTTAATTCAGATATGGTATCAAAGTCATTAATGATTAACTTATCACCTTCAACCAAGGTTTTCAGGTTAGAACAACCAATTCTTTTAACCTGAGGTGACATTTTAAGACCTAACTGTACACCTCTAGCAAAGCCGGCCGACAGTTGTTGTGGTTTCTTGTTACCTGTGAATACTTTCCAGAGGTTTTCATATTCCAAATCTTGGTGTAGAATATCAGCAACCTGTGGTGTGTTATTTATCTCAACTAAAACATAAGCATTATTATATAGAACTGCCGCATTAAAGATTTCGGTGGGGAATAGTATGGGTGAAACTGAAGAACTTCTATAAGTTGCAACTTGTTCATAAGGTGTTGCTGAAACATCAATCACCGAAAATGTAGAACAATCTAGTCCTTTTCCTTCTGCTACGTCAACCACAATTGCGTACAGGTGATCTTTTACATTATCATCATCACCTTTAATTGGAGGTTTATAAATCTTCACCTTATCGTGTTCCGTGACCGGTTCTTGATATATTAATTGTTGAAGTTTTAGACCAGAAATGAGTGTATTGGAACTTCCCAAAAATTGTGTGTTAAATTCTTGATCAAATTGCCGCTGACTGGTATTCTTAATCGTTTCTTCCATCCATGCTTCATCACGACCAGGAACCTGAGACCAATGAATTTCAAAGGGAACATAATTGTTTCGTTTATTAACGGCATCCATCCAAATCTTATAAAACAGATTCATACCATTAGGAGTAGAAACAATAATAATTTTTGTTTTAGTACCAGCAGTAATCACAGGATAGACTGAGGTAATAAATTCAGAAGCAATATTGGAAGGTACGAAAGCAAACTCATCAAGGAACACAATATTAAACGAACCGGAACGAGAAGCTGCTGAAGATGTAGAGTCAGCAATAATAACTGATCCGTTTTCTAATTCAACACGACCTTTGTTCCATTCAACAACACCTTGTTGCATCCACATTGGCAGATTTTCATAAGCCAATTGAAGTTTACCAAGAATTGACCGAGCAGTATTACCTCGGTTAGCAAGCACAGCAATTGATTGTGAATCTTGAAACAGAATTGTCCAGAGAAGATAGGCTACTGCTGTGGTAGTATTGTGTGTAGGAATTAATGTGTTTCCTGCTAAAAATAAGTGATCTTCATTATCCACTTGCAAACATCTCACAGGAACACTATCAATACTTTCTATTGAATCAAAATATAACCTTTTATTTTTTGGATGATTTTTACATTTTTGTAATATCTTTTTCCTTGGTAAATTAAATACTGAAATTTCGGTAGTAAAATTAACAGAATAATATATTCTTCCATCTACTATTTTATTTAATTTGGTTGATTTTATTCCTAAGGACGATAATAAATATCTAAAATCGTCTATTAGTTTTTCATTTTTTTGATAAAATTCACAACCACCATTTTGTTTTCTGACGGAACCATCCGTGTCCATTAAACCTCTTATTAATTCAATCCTCTGTTCTTTTGAGGAAAATAAGTATTCTTTAGGTATGTGTTTATTTTTTAATATCCCTAATAATCTTAATTTACAAAATAGTCCTTCTATATTATTCAAAGAAACATTTTGATTTCTTTTATCAATATAGGTACTTTTTATATTAAATTTATTTTTATAAAAATTCAAATCATCAACATGGCAAGTAAATCTTCCATCGGATGCACTACCATCACCTAACCAAACACCTAAAGTATATGGGTCAATTTCTAAAAATTTTTCATCAAAATTAATTGATTCTGTAAAATCTATATACGGTCTATTAGAATGTTCAAGAAAAGGTATTATTTCTTTTGTTGTTAATGTTTTATTTTTGGTATTCCAATTTTGTGAATTAACTGTCCACAAGTGTTCTTCATCCGCAATAATTGTATCGCCATTGGAAAAAGTAACCAAATAACATGGTCTATTTTCCATAATTTCTGTTATAAAAGTTACTTTAGTTGGTTTTCCATCAGGTCCATATATGATATCGCCGACAGTAATTTCTTTTAATTTAATAAAACCATTATTTGTTAGTATAGGAGTTTCAATGTCTAAGGCCTTACCAACCTGACGAGGACACTTAGTAATAACAAAACGATTATTGTGGAAAGTACGAATCATGTCCTGTTGAAAATCATACATTTCAAAAGGAACTAAACCTTCATCAAGGGTAATAATTTTAATATATTTGGAAAAATAGATTGGATCACGAGCACACTTGACGTATTCATCAAACTGTTCTTGTGTGTAATTGACTTTAACGCCTACCCGTTTGAGTAGGGGATTATCACGATAACTTGATTTATTTGTGGCCATTATCTTTTAGTAATTTACCTAAGTCAGCAGTAGAACCCACAAAGATTGCTTTATCTATTGTGGTATTTGTTACTTCTTTTTTACCGTTCATATCACGCATTTGTTTTTGCATTGCAATCAATTCTTTATTGGCATCCACCACATTTTTAAGTAGTGTGCCATATACTTCAAAAGCTCTTGGATGTTGTCCTGCTTTTGCTATATTCAAAATTTCTTCCATGGCTTCTTTGCCTTGGTCGATAATACCTTGAAGATTTTCACGGGATTGTTGGTAAGCATCACCTAAATCTTGTTCTAAATCTGGTGCATTATATAGTGGTGTAGATTTAACCACAACAGGTAACTCCTCTTTAATAGTTGGTGTTACATCAAAAATTTCTGCCATATTTTTATCAAAATTATTCATATTAAGTACTTGGATAAGTGTTTGCTATTTTAGGTGTTTCTGTTATGTTGGTGGTATATGTATACAAAGTGTTGGCATTAGCATTGGAAGGATTAGGAGTAATCACAATTTGTGCATAATTCATTGGTTGTAATTGATATGATGTAAACAAATAGTTTGCACTTGTACTCACACCAATAACAGGTTGCGAAGAAACAAAATTACCATTAATGTTGGTAAGTGTTAATAGATTGTTTGACCAAAGAACTACCTTGGCCGTAGCCGTTGCTGATTTAACAGAATACCCTTGATAAACAACTTCACCGTCTTGATATGTTCCAACTCCTGTATTACCCATAGTAAACACAACAGAATCAGCAGCAGTAATATCATTGAGAATATTTGTAATTGATGTTTTAATTAAACCTGCCGTAGAGATTTGGCCAAACACATATCCTTTGACCGTGAAATTTAATGTCCATACAATCATTCTAGGATCAGTATCTCTAGGACCTTCATAAGAAACTTCAGAAGTAACTGAATTTAATACGACAGGTATTTCTTTAACTACACCCATTTCAGGAACTAAATTTAATTTGATTGTGTAGTCTGGTGTAAAATAAGGAAGTATGTGTTCAATTATTTGAGTACCATCTTCAATGTTACGAACATAGATACACAAATCAAAATCAAAGTTATATGGTACTGGATTGTATTGAGAAACAACACCATTGGTTGTTTGAGCAAATGATTTGAAATTAGTATTCTGTTTTCTTGATGCATCGTATGTAAGACCATTCATTTCAAACGACATACGGGGTAAAGTCATTTGAGTTTTTTTATCTAAATTATAATCACCTTGTAAACGCTGAACATACAACTCTTTAGCTGCATAAGCAATTGGAACAATAAATCGTTGTGCTTCTGATTCATCCGGATTATATCGAACTAGTGTGATATCATTGAATAAGTTTCCAAATCCAACAACGAGTTTACGAACAATTCGATTATAGGTGGTATTAGCCATTAGATTGTTCCAAATGGATTAATTTCTGAAAAATCCGTAATTGTGTAAGCAGAGTTAGCAATATATTCATTGTCGTATACCTCTTTATTAGCAGGAGTATTCAGCGGATCAAATGAAGCTAAGGAGTAAGTTGCTCCGGATCGTTGGCCAATAATTGATTGGGAGTCAATAAACTCACCGGCAATATTGGACACAGAAAGTGTGTTAGAAGAAGGAATCCAGGATTGTACGATAGCAACAGTAGAAGCATTTGCGTATGTTGAATCTGCTGATTGGTATACGATTTCATTGATGTTGTATGTTCCTGTTCCTGCACCAACATTAAGGTGCAATGTGTAAGCAGAATCGGTAACAACAGAATCAATATCTGCAACACCTGTAGTAATAATCTCTTGTGAGTATTTGAATTTCTCCATTTCCAATTCATAGAAATAAGGAACTTTTCTACCCAACATGAAGAAATCTTTTGTTTGATTAGTAAACTTGATTTCATATAACTCACCGGTGCCATTGAGGAAAGGGATATAAACTAAATCACCTTCTCTTGGTCTTGTAAAAGTATTTTGTGGAACTCTTTCGGTGAATGACCTTTTGGAAAGAACCACTTGAACTGTATTTTTAATCTCAAGTCCAAATTTAGAAAAGAATTCTTTCTCACCACCGTACTCTAATGAGTTACTAAGGTACATTTCAATAGGAAATGCCGATTCAAATCGTTTGACTGGATCTTCACCAAAGAGAAGGTCTCGAGCTGCATCGTTATCGTTGGGTAAGTAATACGCTTCAAATCCTTGAACCTTGATGGATTCTACAATAAGATCCTCAATGACTCTTTGTTCAGGCAAACTTCCGTAATTGTTAAAATAGTGATTTGTTCCCATATACTAATTTAGGAAAAATTCCATTACGCCGCCGTAAGAATTTTCCATTTCTTTTTCTAATCGTTCAATTTCTACAGCTGCTTCAGCTTGAATTGTTTTACCATCCAAAGTAACTCCACCTGGTAATTGTAGTCCGGCAAATTTTGATAGGTTATTGCCCCAATCTCGTTTAATCAATTGAGTGGCATATTCTTTCAAAAATCTATCGTCCCAAATATAGGTATAAACATCTGGATTGATTGTTGCATAACATTGAACAATTACCGCTTGTCCGACAGGAGCATTATAATCTCCCCAATTCCAGTCAATGAATAACTTTTTCATATGACGGTTGTATCGAATAGGAACTTCACCTGTAAACATTTGTTCCAATGAACGTAAATGTTGTTGAGTTAATGTATAGTTGATATAGGAAGCAGAGGTAAAGTCATATAATTCATTTAACCTCAATTGATACCTAAGGTCAAACATATTAACATTGGATTGTGAATCGGAGATAGGAAATACTTTGGTAGCCCCAACAATCTCCAATGCATTTCCTTTGGCATCTTTAGTATCACTAAAATCAAGGTACTTATTATCAACATCGGTTTGTGTTAATAAATGTATATAATAGACCTGTTGTGTACCATCAAAATGGTAATCCGTAAAGTATTGAAGCGCATCATTAATACGATCCTCGACCTGGTCATCGTCCACGTTAATTTCGATAACGGGGAAACCTAGTCGGCGCAGGCAATAAGTTTTAAAATCTGCTCGGTTTGTGATTGATGCCATCGAATATCTCCTATATTGGAGTATTTATACCTTGTCCTGTCCGAGTTAACCATAAAAAATACCACCTGAGGTGGTATCCTTAATAACTTGGCAATTCTATTACATGGCTGGTGGAATAGTACCGGCTTGTTGTAGTGCTTGTACTTGTGGTTCAGCTTGAGCACGTACCTTGGCAATCATCGGTGCAATTTGATCGTATGGTAAACGACCTAGTGCCTGTAAAACTACATTAACTTCATCTAAATGGAGTTCAAATGTCAACAATGGTTGTGGCTGTTGTGCTGGTACTACTGGTTGTGTTGTATCTGCCATGATTGTTTCCTTATAGTGTATTCACGGTTGTTAAAAATATTATTTAACTTTTTTGGATTTAGGTAGAGCTCTACGTTCAGCACGATTCAATGGTACTGGTTTAGGTTGTAATTGTGCTTCACCCAATTTTCTCATTTTGTCCAATAAAGGAGCAATTTGGTCATATGGTAATTGTCCCAATGCTTGTAATACCACATTGGTTTCTTCTAGTGTTAGGTTTAATGTAATCATTTTTTCTCCATGTTTAGATAGTTACTTTATCAGTATATTATATATATCAGCATTTGTCAAGCGGTTTTAAAACAAGTTTGGTATATTTAAACCGTTGTATTTACTGATGGTACTTCTGGTACTTCTGGTACTTCTGGTACTACCGGTGTTTCAACAGGGGCTGGTACTGAAGCATTATACGCTTCTCTAGCCGCAGTGATACCGTTATCCGATGTTTTGGTATCATACTGTTTTTTATATGATTCGGCAGCTTTGTTCATTACAAAATCGATATATTCTTCATTGCTATCAATGGTACCTGTAGGTACTACATAATCGTCCGAGATTTCAATTTCATATGTTACTGTTGTCATTTTTATTTCTTTTTGTTTATTAATGTATTTATAAGGATGTTGGTGCTATTTACGGTACTGGAACATAGTCCTCTGGCATTGGCTCTGGTGCTGGCTGATATACAGTTCCAATAACATCAATGTTCTGATAGTTAGGAGTAGGGTCAGTAGTAGGGTCAGGTTCAGGATCGCTCCAAGGCAACGGAGGGTTTATTACTGCTGGGGTATATTGCGCTGTAATCCAAGCTGTAATCTTATCGGTGTATTCCTCAAACATCCATGCTGGTGTATATTCTTGTACCCATCCCATGACTTGCTCTAGAGTGAGTTGGGCATAAGGTGTAGCAGACTGTGGGTCGCTTGTAGGAACATCGGTAGAGCCTTGCATCGCTGTTGAGAACTTCTCGTCTGCGCCTAAATAGTTCCAATAAACCCTAAAAACATACAAGGGTACGCTGTCCTTAATGGGGTAGGCTTCCATGCCTGTGATTGTGGTGGTGAATTCGATTGTCATTATTTATCCTTTATTCTCATAAATTGCAATGGGTCATCCATAATTGATTTGTTTAATGCTTTCAATGCTTCTATTTCAGTCGCTTGATGGCGTAGCATATCGGCAACGGTTTCCATATCGAGTGTGCAACAATCTTCTGTTTCTAACTTATCGGCTAGTTCATTTGCTTTTGTAGAACTACACTTTTGGTTTACTTTTTCAGTTGTTTTTAAACTTTCATGTGCATATGTGTACCCTAAAGCTATGGCATCTGCTTCAGTCATTGCAACTTTATTCCCGTATTTGTCGTGTAGTATCATAATTTTATTATCCCTTAAATTAACCCACATACCATGTATTGCTTGCGCCTACATAGACTGGTACTGGTACAGCACCACCGCCTGTAACTGCTACCCCAAAAGAAGGTGCTAAAGCATCTGTTACAAAAGCCCTTGCGCCTACTCCGCTTGTTGATGCAGAAGGTAGTGTAGCTACTGTGTAGTTGGTAGATTTAGTAACGCCATAAGTCTGAGTTAACGTTGTAGAGCTATTACCAATAACAGTAGTGTTTGAGCCTAGTCCGACTGCTTGATAGCCAATCACCATCTCGTTGGTGTTGTTGTTGGCAGAGCCTACAGTTTGATAGCCTAAGTAGGTGTTGTTTGAGCCTGTGGTGTTTGCGTTAGCTGATGAGTTGCCTGTTCCAGCTTGAACTCCAAATGCAAGGTTTCTAGCCCCAGTAGAGTTATTGTATAAAGCTGTTGCACCATAAGCCGAATTATTTGCGCCAGTATTTAATTGTAAAGACTGTGAACCAAACGCAGAATTTCCGCTTGAAGTAGAGTTTGTAAATAAAGACAGGTATCCAGAAGATGTGTTGTTTAATCCAGTAGTTGTACCGTATCCAGACTGCATCCCATAAAAGGTATTGTATGTTCCTGTGCTATTGCTATATCCAGATTGATACCCAGCGAAAGTTAAACTATTGCCTGTGCTATTACTATACCCAGCTTGATAGCCCACCGCCACATTCAAAGTTCCTGAAGCTAGTGTCGCTACTGGGACTGTAAATCCTGAACCTGTACCACCAATAGATGCGGCTGGGGCTGTCAATACTGTCGTAGTGTCTTTAAATCCTACACCATTAGAGGTTAGTGTGACTGAGGTTACTGCACCGCCACTTACTACGATTGTTGCAGTTGGATAAGTAACAGCAGTAGAACCACTACTGAGTGTCATTACAACACCAGTATAAGTGCCGTTAGTGTAGCCAGTACCACCTGTGATTGTGCCAAGTGTTGCTACATTGGTGGTGTTGGATTGGAGTGCGTTTGTTCCGATTGCGGTAAGGCTTGGAGATGTTGTATTTACAGAAAGTGCATTAGCCCCAACTGCTAAAGAGCCACTATTTTGATTCCATTGAAGCGCACTATTTCCAATAGCAACAGTATTGCTTATTGCAGCTCCATACTGGGAAGCCCCTTGCCCCATTGCTATATTAGCTGTTCCACTTATATTATTTGATAAAGTAGCATAGCCAATGGATACATTAAATTTTCCAGAGGTGCTTAATTGCTGAGAAGCAGAACCAATAGCAGTATTGTAACCTTGTGTATTTGTAGAAACTAAAGCATTTTGACCCACAGCCGTATTACTACCTACAGCACCACCACCTAGACCTACTGTTACTCCGTTAATAGAAGCATCGGAGTTAGTTGTTACTACTCCTGAGAAGTAGGCGTTTTTGATTCTTTGTGATGTTGCGCCTAAATCAGATACTGCATCATTATCAGGATTTAAAGTGCCATTGGTTCCTAAATCCCATCTTCCTGCAGCATTTCCTACTCCATTGGGCCAAAAGTTTACAGAAGAACCACCAATATCTATTGCCCTTAATGTACCCGTTCCTGCCTTAATTGCATTGATAGCAAGTCTGTTTGAATATGTTCCTGCCCATGTGATACTTAACGCTTCGTAATTTGAGCTGTCGGTATAGGTGTTGTAAAGTCTAAATGTCTGTGCGTTAGTAGAGTTGCGTTGGGCTAGTGTGTTGGCGGCATCTCTTGAAAGCAATAAATCTGGAGTTGAACCAGCGGAAGCAGAAGAAGAAAAAGCATAGGACATACCACTTGCTATTTCTAATTTATCCGTAAAATATCCAAAACTAGCAACACCACCTAAAACGCCATAATAAGCATTAGCGCCAGCAAAAGTAAATCCTGTATTAGCATTACCTAAAAAACTGTACGCTGGTAAAGATAAGCTACCACTATAGTTAGCCAACACCTGACCACTAGGCACACTAATATTATTAGTAGTGGTTACTGCTGTTGTGGTGGTTGGTGTGTAGTTGGATGCTACAGAGCCTAGTTCGAGTTGTGCGCCCCAAACATATATTGTTTCAGTTCCAGCAGCAGACCAAGAAGCATTTACAGTCATTGATGCAGAATTAGCAATATTTATTTCAGGATTTCTATTTGCTGTAGGTGTAACCGCCCCAACAATACATCTATACCAACCATTACCTACTGATTGGATTGATGGAGTACAAGATGCGTATGTTCCTGATACTCCTGTAGATAAATTAAAGTTTGCAAAAGCAACATCGCCACCAAAATTTAATTGTAAAAAGTTATTTGTACCAGCTTTAGCATAAACAGAATAAGTATAAGTTATTCCAGAAGTTAAAATAACCGTACTATAAATAAAATGACCTGCACTTGTATTTGACGCTAGTAACAAATTAGAAGTTGTTGTATTATCAGGTGCTGTTGTAGCATTTTGGGTAACCGAAGTTACCCCAGTCCCTCCACTACTAAATGTCCAAGGACTTGTAGCTAAAGTCTGTGATTGGGTTAATAAATTATTCCCACCCTGTAAGTTCAAGCTCTTATCAGTTACTACACCATTAAAAGTAGATTGTCCTGTTACTTGTAGGACACCTGTGCCTTGGTCGTAGGATTGACCTATTATTCCACTTGGAGTCCATAAAGTTTTACTTACATTCACATTACCTGTTACATCTAAATCATATAGTGGTAATGCTGTATTAATACCTACACGATTATTTGATGAATTAATGAAAAATGTATTAGCACCAATATTTAAATTATTGGGTATACTAACATTTGTACCATTAATTGTTAATGTATCAACCGATGCATCTCCAAAAACAGTATTACCTGTATCAGTAAAATCAACTGCTGTTAATGTATTACTGGAATTTATTAGCGATGCTAATAGTGCAGCTCTGGTCATTTCTTATCCGTTTATTATTTTACTGCTAATTTTACTGAGGATAAATCTTCGTTTGTCCAATACGGCTTTGCTAACATCAAATTACAATGTTCAATATTTCTTTTAATTGCATCAGCAACTTCTTCTTCACTCATACTCGTAGGTGCAGTTACACGATATTCATTGATTAAAGTGACGCTATCTAATAAAGCACTATAATGCTGAGCAATTTGCTCTGGTGTGGGTGTTTCTACAAGTAATTCTGGTACTTCTGCTTGAATTGGTTGAATTGAATCTGTCATTGATATCTCCTTAATAATAATAAGTTATTTAGTATGACGGGTACCACTTGGTTGTAGTTGCGTCATAGAATAAAATTAATGCTTTACCGACTACAGCAGTAGTTGCTAGAGCAATGTTACCTGATGTTCCTGTAGACCACAATCCTGTAGGTATCAAAGTAATTTGACCGCCAGCTGCTGATAATGGTGAAGGTGCTGTGATTGTATTTATTGTAGTTGTTCCAGATATAAAAGTAATTGCTGCAGTTGGAGCAATCGTAGCAGAACTTGCAATTGTTGGCGCAGCTGCTGATGTTGCTATTGGAGCATTCTGAACAATAGAACCATATAAGTAAGTTGCTGTAGTAGAGCTATTACCAATAACAGTAGTGTTGCTTCCTAGACCGACTGCTTGGTAGCCAATTACCATTTCGTTGGTGTTGTTGTTGGCAGAGCCTACAGTTTGATAGCCGATGTAGGTGTTGTTAGAGCCTGTGGTGTTGGCGTTAGTTCCTGTTCCATATCCAGCTTGAAATCCGATTGCGGTAAGTCTAGAACCGCTAGTACTTGAATAAAGAGCAGCTTGACCTAAAACAGCGTTTTGACTTCCTACACATAAATATAATGCTTGATTTCCACAAGCTGTATTAAATTGAGAAGTGCTATTTGTATAAAGTGCTTGATAACCAAAAGCAGAATTATAAGTACTCGTAGTATTTGAGTATCCAGCTTGATAGCCTACAAATGTTGCTTGTGAGCCAACACTATTACTATACCCAGCCTGATAGCCCACCGCCGTATTGCTTGTACCACTTTGTAATGTAGCTACTGGAACTGTAAATCCTGAGCCTGTACCACCAATAGATGCGGCAGGGGCTGTTAGAACTGTCGTAGTGTCTTTAAAGCCTACACCGTTAGAGGTTAGTGTGACTGAGGTTACTGCACCACCACTTACTACGATTGTTGCCGTTGGATAAGTAATTGCAGATGAACCCGACGATAGCGTCATTACGACACCAGTATATGTTCCGTTAGTGTAGCCAGAGCCACCTGTGATTGAGCCAAGTGTTGCTACATTGGTGGTGTTGTTTTGGAGTGCTTGTGTGCCGATTGCGGTAAGGTTTGAAGCTGTGGTGTTGTTGACTAATGCGGAATAACCTATTGCAGTTAAATTATCGCCAATTTGATTGTTATATAAAGCAATTCCACCTAAACCAGTATTATTATTACCTGTTGCTGTTGTTCCTACTCCATGCCCTACAAATACATTGTAGTTGGTTGTTGTTAATGTTTGACCTGCGCTATTCCCCAAGCATACATTTCTAACACCAGAAGTAACTCCTGATAATGCTAAATAGCCAATTCCTATATTATTTGTGCCTGTTGCAGTTGCATTTAATGCAGCAGCGCCTATGGCAATGTTAGTGATAACACTTCCACCACCTAGACCTACTTTTACTGTGTTAATAGAAGCATCGGAGTTAGTTGTTACTACTCCTGAGAAGTAGGCGTTTTTGAATCTGTTTGTAGAGGCAACTCCTAAATCTATTGCGTTGTCCGTATTTGGATATATAGCCGTGTTACTTAAACTAAAGCGAGTTGTTCCGCTTGTTTGAAAACCTAAGTTTGCACCGTTAATATATAAGTTTCTTAATGAGCCTGTTCCCGCATTTTCAGATTGAATAACTGCGTTTGTTCCAGACCATCCAACGCTTAATCTCTCGTAATTTGATGCGTCTGTGTAAGTCCCGTAAAGTCTAAAAGTCTGAGTATTAGTGCCGTTTCTTTGAGCTAGTATATTAGCTGCGTCACGGGCTAAAACTAAATCACCAGACCCAAACTGAATTGTTCCAGATGAGTTTAAAAGACCTAGATTTCCATCAGCCCAAAATGTTCCATTACCCCAATAACCTTGCCTAGAACCATTAGCTGTAATTGCTACTTGAATACCATTTTGCAAGAAAAAACCATAATTTGACACACCTACAGAAAGACTTGGTAGTGTTACGCTTCCATTACTAGCCAACACCTGCCCAACAGGTACATAGACATTGTTTGATGTTACGATTGCACCATTTGATGCAACACTTAGTAATGCTACATTACCAACACCACCATTATATAATGTTAATCCATCAGCTGGACCAACCGAGATTCTACCATTACCTGGCATGTAATCAGTTACAATACCATCGATGTAAGGTCCTGTGTAATTGTTACCCGAATAGAATCCGTTATTAACAACAATCGCACCATTTGTAAACACATTACCAGAAATACCTACACCACCAGAAACGACTAGAGCACCAGAGCTTGTCGATATACTTGTATTGGTTGATTTGATAGCAACAACACCATTAGCACCAACACGCATTACTTCATTTGGTGAGTTTTGTCCATTAGTAGCAAGAACAATATCATTCTGAGTCATTGTTGCTAAAATTAACTGTCCGCCACCAGTCGATGTATTTCCATAAACATACAAGTAACCATCATTTGGACCAGTTAATGCAAATCCATTGGGTTGATTATAATGACTTGAGTTGATACCCATATCAATAAAGGTATCATTTGTTGAACCATTATCCGATGTAACAACAAAATCACCTGATGCATTATTTCCAGAATTAATATTCTGGTGATTAACTTGTGCATATCCATTATAATTTGTTGAAACTTGAAATGCTGTCTGTGGTTCAATTGTATAACCAGTAGGAACACCAGCATATAATGCACCAAATCCAGTTAATGTATTACCAAAGAATTGTCCGGTGTTACCTGAAATAGTAGTATTGATTACATTACCAACAAACGAAATATTACCTACAACATTTAGATTACCATTAATAGTTGTATTACCGGTAACTGTACCACCAGAAGTAACAAAAGTATAACCTGTATTAGCAGTATTGTATGCACCTTGAATGGATGTATTTTGAGTTACATCAACACCTTGAGTATAGATTGTATTGGCTATAACTGAAGCAATATTGGAGTTCTGTGTAGCATTAACAGCCTGCAGAATAGCAATATTAGTATTTTGAGTTACATCAACACCTTGAGTAACAATGGTATTAGCATTTGCAGTTGCTAAAGCACCGGTTAAGAATACTGTATTGGCTCCAGCAGAATTGGCTAAAGCAAAAGCCGCTTGAGAATAAACCGAATTGGAACTAATCCAAGTATTCTGTGTATTTTCAATCCCTTGGAAATAAGATACATTACTTGCTAAATTATTAGTAACGGAAGTAATATTGGTGTTCTGAGTTACATCTACACCTTGAGTATATACCGTATTAGCATTAGCAGTGTTAAGACCGGTTTGAAGTAAAGTAATATTAGCATTTTGTGCTGAATCTACTCCTTGTATTGTGGTGATACTAGTATTTTGAGTAATATCAATAGCAAATAAGGAAAGAATATTAGCATTTGCTGAAGCCATAGCTCCTTGTAATAAGCTAATATTGGTATTCTGTGTAACATCAACACCTTGAGTATAGATGGTATTGGATGTAGCTGAGTTTGCTACATTAAATGATGCTTGAATACTGGTGTTTTGAGTTGTATCAACACCTTGAGTTACTACAGTATTTGCTTGAGCTGAATTAGCAGTATTATAAGCAGCTTGTGTGAATACTTGACTGGATTCGGTATTGGCTAAATTATAAGCAGCTTGTGCTAATGAGGTACCAGCATTGGCTTGATTATATCCTGCTTGTGCAAGAATTCTGACCGAAGGATCAGTAATTATTTTTACACCAGTATTAGAACCAATGAATAGTGTATTTGATACGAATGAATATGCTAATTGACCATCAAGTAAGTGTGTAGGTGATGTATTTGCATATGATCGTAATATATGAATATTGGCAGTATTGGCCATTAAAAGAATCCGTTATCTATGCTAATGTTAATATCGCCTATAGGTTCAACTATGAAACTATTTGAAGCGGATTTATATACGATCACATCACCATCAACAGCACCCAACATATTTATATCAGTCGCTTTTGATATTACCGTTTGGCCACCATATTGAATTACTGCGGCTCTAGGGTTGGTAGATCCTACTTGAACATTGACTGTTCCTATTACTTGTCCTGTCATTTTTTACCTCGAAACCGAAGGAGAAACATCAACGGTGCCTTCCAAAACTCTGGTCACATTATTATTTTGGTCAATAATAATAGCATCATAAACATAACGACCTGGAGAAAGATTGGCTGTTGTTGGTGCATCTAAAGATATTGTGATTATTCCTTGTGTTGGATTAATCGATGTTACGAATAGTGCTGATGCGTTCGCAGAATAATAAGATTTACGCATCTGACTGGATGCTGTATAACCTGCTAGATTATAGGCATTTAGGTAGATATCATCAAGTGTTATTGTGGTAGACCAAGTGGTTCCTTGTTCTATGTAGATGTTCTGGTACCCAGCGGCCATTTTGAATCCTTATTGTTATTCTTATTGGATATTTATGTCCACGACCACCTTACTTTTTCTTTAATTCTTCTATTTCTCTAGAAAGTTCTTTAATTGCTTCAATCAGCAACGGAACTAATCTTTCATAATGAACTGTTAAATATTGATTATCAATAGGTGCTGGAGCCACAATCTCTGGTAATATTGCTTGAACTTCTTGAGCTGACACACCAACCTCACGAACTGGTTTGTAACCTAGGTCTTGAGCAGTTTGGTTGGCTTCATAGTAGAAACCACTTAAAGCATTAACTTTAGCTAAAGCATTTTCAATATTACCTAGTTTGTTCTTTAATCGTTCATCAGAGTAGTAAGCCGTGATGTTACCCGTTGATGTGATTGATCCAGCAAATGCTGATGTGGTTGCATTTACATTAAATGCGGTTAAATTTACACCAGTAGCTCCAGCAGAAGCCAAACCTCTAATATTATATGAATAATTTCCACCATTGTTACCACTAACATCACTAATATTAGTGAACATGTTTGTGGTTGCACTTTGCCAAGAAATTTCATTTGTACCTATATTGACTCCTCTAACAACACCAGCACCATATAATGATGTTGTTCCTGAAGTAGTTAATCCAGAAAAACTTGGACTTGCAGTTGTTCTTAAATCCTGTGGTGTGGAAATTGTTAGAGTGTTGCTAGATCCCGTAACAGTTACCCCATTAGCACTTGCATAGGTAATTACACCATTATTCGATATTGCTTGGCCGGTAGTTCCGTTGAATGTTCCGGATCCTGTATTTGCTTTGTTAAATGCAGCTTGTATACTAGTATTCTGTGCAGCATCAACTCCTTGAATAATAGTAATTGCAGATAATGATGAAGTTGCTGCTGAATAAGCAGTATTAACCGCTGTAGCTGAAGCTGCAAAGGCAGAACTTACAGTTGAAACGGAATCTGTTAAATTATTTGATGTTAAAACTTTATAATAATTGGCACTAGTAATATCATACATATCCCAATATTTGTTTGTTTCATTCCAACGAATTGAAGCGTTTGCACCAGAACTGCCACGGTTTACATTAATATAAGATAATTGAGCAGAAGGAGCAGCCGCAGATAATGTTAACGTATTTTGTGAATAAACTACGGATCCGTTTAAGGCTGTATTTCCACCAACAGTTAAATCATATTGAATAGTTGCAGAAGAACCGCCACCAATTACTGAAAGTTTTGAATTGTAAATATTAACTGGACCATTAGCTCGTAAGGCTTCAGCACCATTTAAAATTAGTGTTCCAGAATCTTTTGTGTATGTGCCTTTTCCTAATGAATTCAACTCAATAGTTGTTAAATTGGTTACATTAACCCAATCGGAGAAGGTGTTAGCGTAATTTAACGAATTGACTGTATTTGCCATTTTTAATTTTTATCCATTAGTTTTAACAGCAAGTTTTTAATTTCTTGTGTATCATCTTTTAAAGTTTTTAATTCTTCTTTCATTGTATTTATTTCTTCTGCCCGGTGCTGTAGAAGATTTCTTTTACGATAATATTCTTGAAGTCCATTACGATCCTTATTTACAATCGCCATGGACTCCGTATCACGAAAAAGAGTAGTTCCTGGTATTTGTACTAACATAATTAGTATGGATTACCTGAAGTTGATGGAAGGGCAATTGTTCTCATATCTGTTAAGAATGGAACAGCAGTCTTGTCCGTTGTTGTTAATACAATCTTTAATGCAAATTGACTAAATGATGTATATACTTGACCATTTGTACTTGTGTATGAAACAAATCCTTGATCAATACCTGAAGTATATGGACCCGGAGCAAATGAATATTCCAATAAATCTGTTCTGTATTGTGAATATACTGCACCAGAAGAATTTGTCTTGGTCATTAACTGCCATTGTCCATCATTAAAGTTTTGTGTATCATTACGACTTAGTATCTTATAATACACATTAATATCTGTATTAATTGGCCTATATGCCGTTATGTACACATTCAAGTCACCAGAATCGTTACCAGCAGCAAGAACAACTTTCTTAGTTACATATTTTGCAATTGCTGGTCCACCTGATTTAGATGTTTCGCCTGTAACAGTTACATTAGCATTTATTCCAGCTGGATCAGCAATAGTAATTGTTGGTGTTGTTAAGTAACCAGAACCGCCATTTACAAAGTAAACAGAAGTTACTTTACCAGAAACAACGTTAGCGTAAGCAATTGCCGTTGTACCATTTCCTGTAGGAGCAGACACCGTTACATTACTTGTACCACTATTTGTGATTGTTCCTGAACCACTTGATAAGTAACCTGAACCAGTATTTGCAACAGTAATTAAACTATTTGATATCTGGCAGTTATTAATATTCCAGTTAATTGCATATGCAGTTAAACCAGCATCAGAAATAATTGGACTTACCGATGGATCAGTAGAGGAAATTGTTGCATACAAAGATAGTGAACTATTTGTATTTGCTAAAAGAACTCTTTCTCCATTACCATCATTCAAATAAACTGAATCGGATGATGATGTTCCGTATTTACCAGGATTGATACTGGTTGTAGCCGTTGTAGTACCGCCAGGTAATGTAGCAGAATAACTGTAATTAATTTGTGTTGTTGTTGGTGTAAAATCGGTTGTAGTAAAATTAAACGCATCAACTAACACATCGTTATTTGCAAATGAATCTATTGTATTAGATAAGGTATTTGCGTTATTAAAGTATGTGATAGATTGGTTAATCAATGTTCTTTGTGGTAACTTTTTAGGTAACACAAATTGAAGTGTTGGTGTTGCGGTGGTATTAAACACACATTGATCCATTACGAACATTAAATCTTGATTTTGATCAGCGGTCCATGTTTGTGAATTTTGTGATAAGAATAAAGCGCCAACATAAGGAGCCGAACCAATCTTAGTATTTGGAAAGTTTATAGCAACATCACCATTAGAAGCGGACCACATTGTATATTCATTACTGCTTGAATGTAATATGAAAGCGTACATTACACCTGGTTGAATATAAACTGGAGCTTCAAAATTAAATACTGTTTGTGAATTGCCATCACCAACTTGTGGATTAATTGTATTAACTACAATTTGACTTGCTGGTAAAGATACTAATGAATGATCTAGTGTTTGACCATTTGGATAACCATTTTGTGTACCAACAATAGACAATGTAATTGGTGAATTATCATTTGCTGGTTTTGTAGCAAAGAAAATACTAATGGAGTTTAAGAAAATACCATTTGGATAATTATTCTTATCAATAATGAATGTCTGTGCAACAGGATCCCATGGAGAATATGTTGTAACAATATTATTTGTGCTTTGTTGATTGGTTTGAGTAAATGTATTTTTAGCGCCAGCAGGTGAAGCACCAAAGTCAATACTTTGACTTGTTACAGATAATCCTTCAGCATAGTAAGTACCTTCTGCATAAGTTGTTGCGGTATTTTGATTACCAGCAATACTATTATCTAAACGCAATACTCTTTGACCTGTATGAAATTGGTTTGCCGGTAAATTAAATATTCCAGCAAAGGCACCATTCTCATTAGATTTCATTGTTCCAATTGAATACGCATCACCATTAGCCGTTGTTATTGAACTAGCCAAGTAAGCAACTTGATTAGCGGCCGAGTAGGAAGAAATCATTGCAGATTGTCCAGCGCCTGTTCCAGCTACAATATACAATGTATTTCCAGCATATACATTTGATGTGGATGATGCCATTGGAGATAATTTAATCTGTGTTGTAGAGATTGCAGTATTTACTGAACCTGCTCTATGATATACAATGTTAATTGTTCCACTTGCAGTTGATACTGGATTTAAACCATTTATATCAAAATAAGCATTTTGTAAAGTATTCGATGGAGCATAATTTGTTGTACCTTGATCCGCTGCAACATACAATCTTACATTGGATGTATTTGTATAATTATATACAGAAATAACTCTACCTGTTGGGTAGAATTGGCCACCAGAAGTATAACCAATAACATCATCATTGTTAAATGTTCCAGTAACGCTAGTTAATTCAATTACGTTACCTCTTCTAATATAATTGTTAACTGGTGTGTTATCAAAGTAAGCATTTAATGTGCTATAGAATAATAAACTTTGTGCTCTTACAACAACCTGTTGTGATCTAATAAATGGCAATACAGAAATATCAGTAATATAACCATTATTCAATGAATAAGTATTACCAATCTTATCATACGCACCAATAATATTAGATTGTACTTGATTGGTTGTTGTAACAGTTGTTGTTGAATTATAACCAACATTACCAAATGGACTTGGATTAATTCCGTGTCCAATTGTATTTCCATTATTTGTTGAAACGGATGTTCCTGAAACGGTTTGCCAATCACCAGCCGATAACACATTTAATGCAGCTGAGTTTGCTTGAAATACTTGTAAATTAGGATCAGTAATTAATAATGATGGTGCATATTTTGTATCAACCCAATTATCAACGTTTGGTGATAGAGTCATCAATCCTTGTTGAATAGCATACGAGAATGGATTAACATTAACTGTTCTAGAAGCAATCTTTTGTGATACTACATTGGCAGTTGTAAATGGTAATGAGAAATAATTTACATAACCAGTTGGATTTACAGCATAACCTAATGCAGTTTCAGATGCTTGACTTAACAATCCCATATTACTAACTTGAGCCAATGATTTGAATGGGAAGTTATTAACCGTTTGTGTAGCAGTTAATTGACGAGTTCTACGATTAATTGTTGCAGCATAATCTCCATTTGAAGTATCTGCTGTAGCATAGCTTGAGAAATCATCAACCAAAATACCATTCTTGAAACGATTTAGTCCTAATGGATCTGAAATTTGCAATGATTGTGCATTTTGTTCCAATAGACTTAATGATGTATAGTATTCAACATTATTGATTCTTGTTTCGAGGCCAGCAATATCTTCCATTGTATAACGTTTGTGTTTTACTTTTTGGATTGATAAGTTTGAAACAAATCCATTTGGTGCTTCAGTTGGAATATAACCGGTGTAAGGGTCATGAGTTAATTTCGCAATCACCAAAGAACCATCTGGCTCACTTGGGTATATTGGATTAATTGATGGCGCACCTTGAATAATATTGAAACTCTTATCTTTACTTAATACAAGTTTATCGTTTCTACCAAGATAGTAGTTATAACTTCCTGAGAATATTGCAAGATCATTTGGAAGTAAAATACCACCAGTACCCGAACTATAGTAAGGCCATGATCCACCCGGAGCATTAGTGTAACCTAAAATAAATGCTGGAACACTAGTTGAATAACTACCAGTCAAAGAAGATGCTGGTGCTCTAGATGGTCTAAAGTCTAAACAATCTCTTAATGAATAGGCTGTACCTGAAGTACTTACATATTTTGGAATTTGTATATACGACTCACCGGAAGCTAGGTAAGATTGAATACTGAAATAACCATCACCGCCAGTTTGTAAATAGTAATTCAATAATACAAGAATGTTACCAACTGGTTGTGTAGCACCCGGTTTTAATGTAATACTTGCATAATCATAATATCCATCCCTTTGGCCATTATCTAGTATGTAATTATTTGTTACATCAACATATGAAAATAAATTGGCAACAGTTGGAGCAACACCGGAAGAACCAGTATCTACAATCTTAACAATATTCTTAACATCAACTAAATATAAACTTTGTTTATTTCCTGGAGATACTAAACCAGCATTTTGGATATAAACTTGACCGTATTTTAATGATGATGTGTCAACCCAAGTATAATTATTAATTTGAGCACCAGCAGTGTTTAATACACTAGTATTACTTGCTGTAATCAATTGTTTTGTTTTTAATATTGTTCCATTATCTGCTGTAGATACATAAACGTTTTCCACAACACTCAATTGTATACTATTAAATGCTGATTGATCAGGTAAAGTAATGGTTGCTTTTTGGCCAGTCGAATCTATGGCAATGGATCTTGTTCCAAATGTTAATGGAAGAACATCACCAACATTTATTGTGCTGGAGTTTCCTTTACTTGTAACAACAATAGTAAAGTTTTGTCTAGCAACAACAGAAGATAATGTTGAACTTGCAGCGCCTAAATGTTTAACAATTCCACCATTAAATACGGTGGCGGTTAAATCTAATGTTGTAACACCAGCAGCTACCGATACACCTCTCCAAAGAATTTCTGAAGTATATTGTGTGCTTGTTAAATTGGCAACATAAGGATTGTTTAATGCAAATATTAATTCTGGTGCAGAAGGATTTTGTATTTGTGTAATACCTGTAGCAATACCACCGGATCTACTAGAATTATCGATGTTGGCAAGGCCATATGTTGTTGCTGGATATGAACTCTTATTAGCAAGTACCAGTGAATTAATATTACCAGTATTGAAATTTATTGTAAATTGTGAGGTTGTATCTGGTGATATTGTCCATGCTTGTGATACTGTTGCAACTTTAGATGCTCCGTTATAAGCTGTAATTGTTCTAATATCTCCAGCATCAGTACCCGAATTGATCGTGATAGTTGCATTAACATAAGCATTGTTTGCAACCGAGAATGTACTTGGTAAAGTTACTGAAGTTGATGAAGGAGTAGTTACAACATTACCAGTCAAAGTAGCATTTTGTAAATTGGTAACATATGTCCTATAAACATATGAGTTTGCTGTTGCATCTGCTGTATTTGATGTGTGGTCAAATACCAAACCACGAATATAACCCGTAGCTGCTACAGTAGAACTATAGGCACTAGCAGAAGCAGTATTAATACTACCATAAGGAACTGAATGTAAATCAATTGATTCGTATGTTGTTGTATCAAAGAATATAGCATTATTTCCACGAACATTGGTTGTATAAAAGAAATTACCATAACTTAAATATACTGGACTATTCAAAGAACTTGCAGTGGTTCTGGCTCTTGGGGAAACTAAATCAACACTTGCTTGGTTTTCAATACGATAACCATGAACATATGCAACACCTTTACCAATACTCATAGTGTATGTGTTGGCTAAAGGATCATTTGCTGTTGTTTTTGGAGTTAATTTAAAATCATTAACTACATAGTCACCATTTGTTTCATAATCACGCTTTGCAAAATAATCATCAATTACATTATAAACAGAACCATCAACTAATTTCTGTACGGAACCATTGTTAATTGTTAATAGTGGAATAAAAGTTGAATCATCGCCAAAGGTGACTGGTTTTGTTACAAGGTTTAAAGTAATTTGATATCGATCTGCACCTGGGGCTTGATAATTGGAAGCAGAAATTGCAGGATCTAATAAAGACGGATCTGATCCAGAAGATACTATACTTTCGGAAATATTCAAACCAACACGCATTGTTGGTGTATTATCATATTTGTCTAAAACAACAATTTGTGGATTAACTTGTACAAAGTTTCCAGTAGTTACTGTTACGCCTGAAGAATTTTGATAACTTCCAGTAATATAGAAAACGCCTTGAGCAATGGAAGCAACAGAACTTGAACCTGTTGAACCTGAAACAATGGATTGTGCAATACCTACACCTAAATTGTAAATTATAGTATTATCAGAAAATTGAGTTCCTGATTGGTAGGATACAATTAAAGTGGGAGGATCACCACCAGAAACACCAGGAGATACTGCAATTACTTTAGCTGAAATTGTGCCTGATGCATCTGTAATTAATAATCCAACAAAATTAGTTACATTTACTGCTGAACCATTAATTGTAGTATTTAATTTGATATAATTACAAGTAAAATTGGTTGTAATTTGACCACCAGTAACAGGAGAATTTTGCTTGAAAATATTATCAGCAAAACTACTGATTTGATTCTGTAGTATGGTTTGAGTTTGTGTTAATTCTCTTGCTTGAACAGCATATCCAGGCTTAAACAAAATTCTATGATAATTTTTGGTAGGATCAAAATCATCATAATAGGGATCAACATTTAGATTCAAAGACATTTTTATTTTACCTTAGTTAGCATTTGTATTCCATCCATACTTTTATATTTCCAAGAATAAACAGTTTTGTAATTTAACTTATTTATCTGACAATAATTCATTAAATCTTCAATTAATTCTGTTTGTTTCGTTTTTTGTTTGGTTTCATCTGAATATATCCAAAAAGGTCTTTTAATATCCTAACACAAACTTGAACTGCTCAATGCCATCTGGACTTCTTTGAACCCCAGCTCTATTTTCGATGTATGCCAAATATCCTGAATATCTCACAAAACCACCGGTTGGCGAACTGGAACCCAATACTGTTCTTGCAGTTCCCAAAGAATCAAAAATTGGATTGTTAATATTTATAGCACCTGTTGTATTTATTAGCTTAATTAGGTTGTTTCCGCTATCAAAATTTAAAACAGTACCTATAAAGGTTGGTGAAGTGGAAGAACCTTGATATACAAAATCGTCATTAGTAAACGTTCCAGCACCAGAAGATACAATTACTTGCTCATATACTGGATATATTGATTGGCTTGCTGGTATTCCGGTTGTTAATGTTTGGTTATCAAAAGGATTAATCAATAAACCCACTTGGCGATAATCGATATCGGTTGGCATAATACCACCTTCAGAACCATTAAACTCTACGGTATACATTACATGATTACATCCCAATTCTGATACAGGATCAAACCCGTGGCCACCAATTGGACTTACTGGAGCAATAGCTGTTGCGCCAGAACCTTGAGTTGATAATATAGACACATTTGCATAAGTATAATTTGATCCTTGACTGTCCACAACAATATCGGTAATTGCTCCACTAATATTGTTTGCTACAACATGCGCAGCTGCACCGGTACCGTCACCTGTTATGGATACAGTAATAGCAGCATTGGAAGTATTATAACCAACTCCACCGTAAGTCACATTGATTGCTTCGACACCGCCAAAACCTTCTGCTGTCGAGAATGGATTGGGAGTATTAACTCCGACAGGAACAGGAATCCAATTATTATCTAAAAATTTAACAGCCGAACCGACATCAATAGAATAAATGTATTTCCATTTGTATCCATCGGTGCTTTGATATATTCCGTTAGATCCAAATGTTCCTGGTTGAAAAACAGGTTCATTTGTTGAAACTGCACCATTAGCATTCCAAAGGCATTTGAAAACTTGATTATATCTATTTTTTACATAAAACTGTTGTATTATAGTATCATTGAGGTCAACATTAAACATATCAATATTATCTTGGTAGTATTGATAAACTGTACCTGATGTCCAATCAATTCTTGGAATAACTGGAGAGATATTATTGGAGTTAATTTTTTTGGCTACAAAGATATTATTGTATATTTGTTTAATATATTGTTGACTTTGTAATGGTTGGTCTGGATTGTTTTCATCAATCCAAGGATCAACACGACATAACACACAATACATAGTTGATATTGGTTGACCATTAGATAATTGTGCAACGGGTGAATAAAACGCTTGTTCAACAAGAGCAGTTTTTGCACCGTAAGTTAGTAGATTTTTATTTGCCATAGTATGTATTTATTAAGCGTGGATAACGGAAACTAGAGTATTCGCTAAAGTACCATCGACACAGAAATACCTTGCACAAACAGTCGATGTGGCTGGTATGGCATATGTGGTTGCATTTAATGTTGAGTTAATAGCAGAAACACCAGTTGTATAGGTTTGACTAAAACCAGAAAGATTTGTAATCCACACTTCAACAATTTTACCCACGGTATAATTACTCATCGACACAACTATTCCTGTTGAAGTTTGTGCTCGTACCATTGAGTTATTTGCAAAGTCAAGGGTAATTGCTGTCTGTGCTGCTGGATACACTAATGGTGTATAAATGAATCCTTTTTGTGGATTAACTACACCCGAAAATGTTGCACTATTTGCATTAAATGTGGCAATTTTATTTAATGTATTTGAACCTGATGAAGTGTTCCAAAAATCAATTTTTGTACCTTTTGTTGTATCTGTAAAATTTTCATCAGCAACAAAATCAATTCTTGATTGGCCAAATTGACTAAAGTTATTTGCCCAACCATTACCAGATAATCTTAATAATATATCACCATTAGCCGTTGCTGCCGGAGAAATAGCAGAACCTCGAGCAGCTCGACCAATAAATGCTGAATATGAATTAGCACCAAAAGCATCATTTACAATTCGTGAAGATGTATTTGCAAATCCTGTGATCTGGATCATATACCCTTGGTTCAAAGGTGTTTGTGAGTAACCCGTATTTGCTGATCCTGTAATTTTAAACGCCGGAGTATTAGCTGCATAAGGCACAGCATTAATTGTAAATAATCCAGCAGCACCAACACCAAGTACCTGTATATTACCGGTAACAGTTATATCTCCAGCAGTAATCACACCATTGGTATTTGCTAAAGCATTATTAGCTTTTAAGAAAGCTGCTTGTGTGAAGGCTGAATTGGAACTAATCCAAGTATTTTGAGTTGCATCAACACCAGATGATATAACAGTATTAGCTCCAGCAGTATTAGCTTGAGCAAAAGCTGCTGTTGAGTAATTTGCTGGATTGGAGGCAGTAAGTTGTTTTGTACCATCACCGAAGGTAATTGAAGATTGTGTGTTCATTACTAAACCAACAGAGGTCATCTTAGCTACAACATTTGATGCGGTACCGCCACCAGCAATAAAGCGAAGTTCAGTATTTGATGTTGTTGTACCAATGATTAGATTACCGCCAAGTGACCCTGTAGTACCTTGAACATAGAGATATCCATCAAGTGGACTAATTGCAGTACCAATATTGTTGAATTCTGATCCTGGTTGATACAGTTTATTTGCATATCCCATATCAATAAAATTGGTCGAATCAGAACCACCAGAATTTACGTTTGCAGTAACAACAACGTCAGCAGAACCACCATCGTTTGTATTGACTAAGTTGGTTTGAATGTAAGATTGGCCACCTAAAGCAAACTGAGCAATTGTATTAGGTAAATTCTGTTGATTTGTACCAACGTTTAGAATATTATTGGCATATAACCCTTGTGCCAGAGTTGTTCCGGTGATTTGTACATCTCTAACATTTGCGGTATCCACCATTAAAAACAGGTTATTAGAAGTATTAGTGCTTATTGCTCCTAATATAGGTAGTTGTGAGATTTTTATTGTAGACATAGTTTACCCTAGTAAAATTATATTTCCATCTTCTGTTATGATGTTGTTAAGTGTTGTTTCATCTACCAATTCTGGAATATATGTTGTACCTAATGGTCCAAATATTTGTACATAAATGGCTGAATTTGTTGTATAAGTTCTATTAACCGACATATAACCATTAGCATTATAAGTATATCCGGTACCAGTTAACATTATAACATTATTTACATAATCAACCGATGAAACTACGTTTGCTTGATTATTTACAAATACAGAATCTCCAGATTTAACAACATCTATCAATGGAACATTTGAATTGGTATATGAACCGCCATTTATAATATCATAAGAACCGGTTAACGATATTATATTTATGAGGTTACTACCAGAATTTACCGATACAGTAGCTACATTCGCAAAGGTTGTCCAAACATTCTCTTTTGCAATAACCGAATTGGCTGAATAATTAATACTATTAATTTTAGAAAGAAATATTTGGCCAGTTGGGGTAGAGAAACGAATAAAACTATTAGCAAATATAAAGGTGCCAATATTTACACCATTACCAATCGAGGACAGTTGAATAATATTATTACTTGGATTAACAAATGTTGGATCTGGATATATTGTGACTATGGCCTGCGATCCAACATAATTTGCTAAAGTATGTCCTTGATATAATGCTTCTTGAATATTAGTATTTACATTATTAGCAGAATTCAATCTATATCGACCTAACATCTTCATGCCTGCTGGATGTAACAAATCCAATAAGGTTTTTCTATAAACCGCAATTTCTTTTTCTGCTGTTAATTCATAGGTAAAGTTATTATAATCTATACTTTGCAAAACATCAAAAGAACTGGGTTGTCCTGTTGTATCGAGATATTGTCCTTGTGCAGAAACCAGACCATTGGTAAAGGATACATCAGCCAATGCAGTGCCATCACCATAGGTCAATACACCACTTGAAGAATATCTAGAACTTGGTAAGTTATTTGTTACAATATTCATATGAATATTTTTACCAATGATATTAAGTGGTAATGCTGGTGAAGGAGATGAGAAATAATTATAAACTCTAAGTATATAATTTCCACCATATGAAGTTATCGAATCGACATATGCGGTATATGTATTTCCACTTTGTTGTACAAAATCCCCTTTAACTGGTACTAATCCGGAAGTTACATTAGAAACATAAATGTCTTGAATTGCCAATGAAGCATTTGGCACACCAATATAATCTTGTCCATAATCTGTAACAATGATTGATTGAACTTGGCCAATTGAAGATGTTGTCGATGAAAATTTTGCACCATCTCCTAATACTCCAGGAATAACTAAACTTGAACCTGATCCAGTTGAAGTTTGTACTGTAGCAACCGGTAAACTGGCAGAGGTGTAACCCATACCACCCAAAGGATAACGATGTAGTGTGTTCGTATCTAATGGATTATAGGTGTACCTTGTGGTAATAATTGTTCCATTGGCATTAACAGAAACATTTCCATAAGCACCAAAACCAGTTCCACCCACGATTACAATGATATCATTATTTGAATAATTTAAACCACCAGAAACAATTTGAATAGGAGCTAATATACCAACATTTTTTAGATCAGAAGAAGAAACATTTGCTGATAAATTATTTGATGTTTGATATAAACTTGTTGCAACAATCGATTGTACCGCATTTAATCCAGATCCTTGACCCGTTAATACTACGGTTGAAATTGGATATGTAGTAAATGAAATAAAACTAAAAGCATTTGCCAAAGAGGTATTTCCATTGGCCAAAGAATTATTGGCAAAATAGTATATGCTATTTCCCTTTGGTTTTGCACCTTGTGAAAATGCTGTATTTCCAATATAAATGTTTCCATTACCAGCTATACTACCAATCGTATCAGCTGGAAGAAATGCCACATTGGCTGGAAAATTGGTGTTTACTCCATAAACAGGAACAATTGCTGAAGGAGAAACTGGAGTTGGCCCACTAACCGAAAAACTAATTGACGAATTTGGAGTTGATCTATAACCATACCCTCCTCCATTACTCACAGTTAAACTTTGTAATGAACCTGTTGTAACTGAACCAACATAGGCTGAAGCTCCATGGCCATTATCTGATGATAGTCCATTATAAAAAGAAATAGGATCATTAACTTGATAGTATGAACCTAAATGTTTAGGATTAATCAACACTTGATTTACTTGGCCAACAACTTTTGACCTTAATATATTTGCACCTGGAGTATTTGCTGAAACCTGTTGACCATTTAAAAAATAAACATCTTGGTTATTTTGGTCAATAATACGAACAAACTCACCTGATTGAAAACCTCTTTGCAAATTATTAATATAAATTTGACTTTTTGATAATCCCACCACAGAATTTTCAATATTTGCAATGGACTGTGAGGTTTCACCAAATATTTTAAAATTGGTTATATTCGAAAAATTGGTATCTGTCGTCAATACATTTAAGTATTTTGCAATATACCATGTACCCGTAGATGCTCTTAATACAGCATCTTTAGTGAAGAAAAATTCTACATCCGTATTAAAAAGAAGTCTAAACAAAAATTTATAAGAAGCGGTTGTTCCTTTGGACTGGTATAACTCTCTAGCAATCTTAATAAGTGTTGCTTTATTTGTAGTTAAATCGTCCAATAAGCTTTGGGGAAAATAGGACAAAAACTCATTATAGAAATACTGTAAAAATTCAGAAGATGTATTATCGATATCTTTATAATTTAAGATATTTTTTGAACGATCCGTTACGTTACCTTGTTGTTCTAACCATTCATAGTATGCCTGGAGAAACAATACAAAATTACCATAATCAGGATTATCCCGAACAAATGCAGGAAGCTGGGAAGGAATTAATAGAGAAGTTTTTTGGTTGCTCTGTATCATTAACTTGTTTTAGCAGTAATATTAACGGCAACGGCCATTGGATCATATTGGTCTAATGTAAGAATATTATTAAATGTTGACGATATTATTTCTCCTGTAGGATTAACTGATACTGTAAGTTGTCCTAAAATATTATTAATAGAAACTGGATTAAAATTATTTAATGCAATAATACCATTAACATAATCGATTGTGCCTGCATTTGCATTTAAAATGGTTTTAACATTATTAGAATTATTATAATATGTTCTTAATGTTCCAAATTGACCCAATAGATTTACTGTAACAGCACCATTCTGACCAGTATCTCCTGCAGCCGGAGTAATAGTAGCAATAGCAGCAGTATATCCGTCACCCGCATTATCCACAACAATACTTTGTATAGAACCATTAGTTATAATGGCATGTGCTGTAGCTCCAGTGCCATCACCTATGATAGTTACTGTAGGTGTATATTGATAATTGTAACCTGGATTTATAATTGATAAAGATTCGACACCAAATAATGCAGTGGGAACTTCTTCAATATAAACTTCACTAATCGTATTAGTTAAATTTGTAGGATCATTAAAAGTCATACCGGGATAACTGGTTACACCACTTAATAATGAACCTCTGGCTAAAGTCGTATTAAAAGGTAATATGTAGCTTTTAGCTAAAGTTAAATCGGGAAAAAACTTTTTCTGTAACACAATATCGTCACAATTAAAATTTATTATTGAATTATCTATACTTTGAATTGCTGTTGCTAAACTATAATAATTCAATGTTGAATTAAATGTGTTTAAATTTTTTGTTGCCCAATTTTGAACTGTAGAAACAATTGCAGTTTGTAATACTGATGAAGTTAAGGTTGTTTTGGTTGGATCGTAATATACATCAATATCAAAAACAACGTAAGTATAATCAGGATCAATCAATGTTGGAGTTACTGTTAGTACTGAAATAGGATTAATAACTTGTGATATAATTTGTTGTTTTTGTGTATTGGTTAATGTATATGAACCCGTTGGTTTAATGGATACAAAAACTTGGCCGTAAATTGGTGGAACATTATCTTCTCCACCCCAAACATTAACAGCGTCAAAAGAATATCCTAGATTATTTTGTTGAATTGCTGTGATGTAATCATTCTTGGTTACCGCACGACCTTGAGCTGCATATGCTTTTGGTGCTTGAAATTTAATAGAATCAATGGATTCTTTATTACCACCTTGACTTGCTGGAGTAATTGGTGTAACTGTTGAAATAGAGTAACCAGAAATTGTATCCATCAAAACAAAATTATTTGCACCGGCTGCAGCAGTTCCTTGTGTAACAACATAAGAAACATTAACAATATTACCATCAGACAATAAGGTACCTAAAACACCATCACCAAAATAAATTTGATACGTTCCGGTTAAACTCTCTTGTAAGAAGTAAACCTGTGAAAAACTATCCAAAGTTAGAAAATTGGAGGCTAGACTGTAAATTTGCGTTAAACTATTTGAACTTGATTGTTGAACCGTCACAATGAGTGAAGATGTATCAACATTGGTGTCCGGTATTTCAAAAGTATATGAAGGATTAGCAGTAGTATCTACTGTAAACGCCATTGTTGTTGGAGTACCTTGTTTTAGAATAACATTATTGAATTGCGCAACACCACCAACAGTATTGACTGTTTTAGAATCTTCCGTTACAAAAGTATAGTTTACGCCATCAATCGCTTCCGACATAAAACGAGTAAATTGTGGTAAAGTCAAAGAAGTTGCTGATACACTAGGCATTGTTAAATTAATTGTGGCTGCTGGGGCAACTGATGATTTGGGTACATAGTTTAATAATTTTGCCTGAGAAACCACCGATGATCTCAATAAGGCAGAGTCCAAGAACATCTCATTGGCCACCATATTCAAATAATAAGCATTATATTGAGTGTTATATGCCAAAATGTCTAAAAGAGTTGAAAGTGCAGAACCTTCATAATTGTAATCTTTTAGTGTATCTTGTCCTTGTAAGTATTTTTTCAGATTGGATTTAATATTATTAAAATCCAAGTCTGTTACTTGAATGTTGGAATTAGCTGCTGCCATTTTATCTATTTCTCTCTAGAAGAAGGGTTACCGTTGTCGGTAATGTTGAATTTTCTATGTAAAAACTTATTGTAGCATTATAAGCATTTTGATCTGGCATCATTGTTACAGTCACTTGCTGTAAGGTTGCTCTTGGTTCAAAATTCTTAATAGTTGTGGTTATTGCGTTTTCTAATAGGTTTGCTGTGATTGGACCAACATTTTCAAACAATAACGCATCCAAATCGGATCCAAGGCCCGGATTAAAAGGTCGTTCAAAATTCTTTGTTGATAGTAAATTTCGAATTGACCTAATAACCGCCTGGTTATCATAACTCAAAGCAACATCACCCACTACAGGTCGTTTGGTAAATGTGAAATCGATGTCGGAGTATAAGTGTTGATTGATTGCCATGTATTATTTATGTTGGTTTTGGATACTTTTCTTTAATTGTCCGACAAGCATCTCTATATTTTTGAATCTGTGTTTGATCACCTTTAACCATTCCATCAAGGTAATCTTTAAAATCTGGATATTCCAATGCTCGTTTTCTTTGATAATCTTTAGAATCATAATCTGTTTGTAAAATTTCAATTTGAGCAGAAACTACATTGGAATCAATATTAATGATATTTCCATCAGCATCATAAGCTTCATATGTACCGTCTGAATTACTAACAATTGAAAATACATTGGAATAAGTATCACGAATTGCTTGGTGTAAAATCATTGTGAAATCTCCATTAATGTAATATCACTACTGGTTGTTTGGTCGTTATAATTGTTTAATCCTCTTGCATTAATGTACATATTTCCGCCGGCTCCATATAATTGAATCTGATAAGTAACCGTTGAAGAAGATGCTGGATTATCCAAAAAACATATACTAGCACCAGTAGCAGAGAAGTTAGCTTGTCCGGCCGAGTGTCCGAAATTTCCATCTCTTCCATAATCAACATTGGTACCATTTCTCAATAATCTAACATAACAATCACCAGCAACAGACATACCAAATTGAAGATTAACAATTACCAATACTTTATTATTTGATAAAGTTGGTTTGATTGTTGCTGAAAATCCTGTAACATCAACCCAAGCTCCAGCTCCGGTTGAAAAAACTGAAAGAAATGGTGCACTAATTAACTGTATAACCGAATTTGCTGGAAGATTTGCACCAGTTAATATTCTTCCTGTTGCCAATTGCGCAGAACCAACAGAATTATTAGCCAATTGCGCAGAACCAACAGAATTATTAGCCAATTGCGCAGAACCAATATTGTTATTAGCAATTTGATTACTAATCATTGTTCCGGTAATATTCGTATTGGCTACGGATACAAAAGTATTCACTCCAACCGGAGCATAAGTGTATAATGTTCCGGATACAGTAGAACCATTTAGTGTTCCCGAATTTTGAGCTAAAACGGTTGATAGTACCGTTGGGTCTAAAGGTAAATTAAAATTGGCCATTAGTAACCTATCGCATTATGTAATTTGTTGGTACCAATTAAACTTATAAGAGAATTTTGTGTAGCTCCCATATTTGAAAATGGTAAAAGTGTTTGGTAATCATGAAGAACCGCCAATGAATTTGTATAAAAAGTAATATCACCATTCCGTCTTGTATCGACCAATGTTTTTAAAGTTTGAACATCGGTTATAATAACATTCATCGCAGAATTCGTTATATTACTGGTATTATTTCCACCAACAATTGAAATTGAATTGTTTAAAGTAACATAATCATTTTTAATAGTTATACTCAAAGAGGTTAATGTGTTACCGACATATAAACTTGTAAAGGTACCTAAAATGGGAGTATTATCTTGAACTTTATCAGTTTGATTTGTAATATTCAACATCTGACGACCAACGGATAAACCAGAACTTAAATCCGGATAAGACATTGAATTTGCTGATTGTGTTACTCCTGCAAGATTGTTTGTGTGTGATGTGAAATTAATTAATGATGGACTAAGTGCAAGTAAATTGGTAGATAATGTATTTGCTGCATCTGTAGCATTAGTGTAGGTTACAAATTGTGTATTTGCTAAAGTAGATATGGCATCCAAATATAAAGAAAGTGATGCTAAAGTGTATTGGTGTGGGTTTTGATAATAACCGCCAACACTATTATTTGACAAATCACTAATTTGCCATGGAGCTAAATTGATGTTAGTATTGTTTAATAAGTTTATAACACCAGGCGTAAGTACATCAGCACCATTGAATTGTGTACTATCAAAATTATAACCTAATCTATTATATACACTCATTTAAACTTCCATTGTTCTTGTTGGTGGAGATGTGGGTCTTCCTAGATTTCCAATATGTACATGAGTATCAACATTTAACCTGAACATTTCCATGGAACCTATAATATCAGAAACCATTGGTGCATATACTGAGGTGCCAGCAACAATTGTTGTTGCTGCAATCATATAACCTGTAGTTTCAACACTCTTGACTGCTGATACCGACATTCCGGCAGAGATATTACCAACAACACCCACACTCTGTGTTCCTGTAATATTACCACGAACTGCCAAGTCAGCATTGATATTTACACTACTGGCCGAAATATTCATATTACCCGAAGCATTAATATCATAATCACCTTGAATTGTTTGTTCACAATTTCCTTTAATCAATTGTTTTACATTTCCGTTGGTTTGTTGGTAAACATTACCATCAACTTGATTGTAGGAATCTCCTTGAACATGTAGTACCGAATCACCTTGGATGGTAATATTACAAACACCTTTGATTAAAACATTTTTATCTTGCAATATAATTTCATAACCATCACCATAAATTTTACATACTTGGTCACCATTGGGGTGCATTTCTATAAAAGTATTAGAACTATGTTGTAGGCGCACACGTTCACGACCTGGAGTATCATCTAATTCTAATGAATGACCAGATTCGGTTTGTGTTACATTGTTATAAGGATAAACAGGTTGATAATCGGTATTAGCTGCCGATTCTGGTTCTGTCCATGATAAGTCAGTCATTTATTTCCTAAGACTTTTGTACCGGCAAGCCACTAGAAGAACCGGCCTGAGTATTTTGAGCAATGGTTAAATTAGTTGTTGCGGTTGCTGAAGTGGTAGTTGCGGTTGCCAATGCACCACTTGATTGTGAATCTACAATTGTTTGTGCATTAGAAATAGCATTACTAATAGATGCCGTTGCTTCACTTATACAATCTTTTAAAACTGTTGCAATTCTAGCCGGTATTGTAGCAATATAGGCCAGCAATTGTTGTAACTGCGTAATATACCCCTGTACTGCTGATTGTGCTTCTTTTGCTTTTTGTATTAATTGTTGAATTTGATTAACCATATTTTTAATCGCAGTAACAATTAAACTTACACCTTCACCAAAGGGAGAGCTGGAACTTCCTTGCCATAAAGTTTGAATTGCTTGTCTAATAGATTCAACCAATTCTTTTACCTGTAATGAAATCCAAGCAATACTATATTTCATACTGCCTGTAATATCACATACATGAGCTAAATTACTGTTTGATACTGAAATAGCTGTGTTGGCTATTAATCCACCAGATAAAGAGGGGAATGTAGTTCCTCCATCACCCACATTATTATCAATGGGAGCATTAGTTTCTTTTCCAGTAGAATCTACGGAAGCGGTATTAGGTAAATTTGACATTTTTTATTTTATACTAGGTAAAACACCCATCATTACTGGAAATTGGCCAGATTGGCCATCCATGAAAAATCCTACAATCCAATCACCAACTTTAGGTGTTTGAAATGATTTCGAATTATTTATCGGCAGCATCGGATGAGCCCAAGGTAAATCAATAGTGGGTAATTCAACGGTGTTATCAGTATGCCAACCAAATATACGAATTTGGCAACGACCAACACCTAAAGGATCCACACGATTTTCAATCACACCAACCCACCAAATAAAACTATCTTTTCCTATAAAATTTTCCATTAGTCGGCTTTCAATGCTGCTTGTATATTTGGAGAACTAGTATTAACACTTGAATATGATGATTTACTACTATCTTTAGCTATCTCTAATACAGTTATATATGAGCCTCCGTCACCAAGTACATGCCTTACTGCCGTTACCAAATATTTACCGGAATAGAGTGCGTCTAAACCTTTAGTTGAACTTGTAGGTTTCAGCGTCATTAAATTGAAATTGATAATTACTCCCGATGTAATACCAGGATCACCAGGAATCATTAGTTTTAAAACAGTATAGTTTGCTAATGCCAGCTGGGCAGTTCTATTTGTAACTGATGTTTCTATATACACATCACTGCCTACAGAACCAGGAGCTTGTGCTATGTATGGTTGCTGAGCTTGTCCGGCATTTGACATGGCCACTTTTGTTACAGCACCAGAGGCTTGATTCTGTTTTATACCTAAACGATTAGGTGATGGATTTGTGACTGCTTTGCCATTTAATGATTGGTTGGCCTTTTGATAAGCCAAGTAATCAAACTTGGTAGTTGTTGATTTTCTTGTTAACGGATCCAATGATATTAACTGGTTTGCATATACTCCTGATGCAGTATCACCTAGCGCATCATATGTTTTAACAAATTCATAATCTAAAACAGAAGAAGCTGCATCTTGTGGTGATTGTAAATCATCTGATAGATTTTTTTGTTGATATTTGTATGTTGTATAAACCGGATCTTTGTAAATAGATTGTAATGATCTAAAATTAAACCCATTTCTATTTTCATAGAATAACATATCTGAACCGTTTCCAGTTGTTGGTCTAGCGTATGTTGATAACCAACTAATTGCTTCTAGGGGTTTAAATCGAGGTATTACAAAACTATACACACCAGTAGTAGGTTCAATGGTACCAATTTTTGTTGTACTAACTTGTAGAACATCAGTTAAAATGTTAGTAATAATATCTGATATTTTTTGACCTTTAAATGATTTGCTTATTTTTAATTGTTCAGACAAATATAATTCTTCGGAACAAAAATATAATGTATAATATTCACTATTTTGATTTCCTGCTGCAATTCTTTTACCTACTTTATATACATGAAATGTTTGTTCGTCATCATTGGCTGCACCTTTAATTTTACCAAAATTGATATTGATGTATTCGGAACCGGTCAATTGAAAGAGTTCAATAAAACCTTGAGCATCTCTCAATGTTATAGAACCAGAAACGCAGAAACTATAGATGTCCTCATAATAAGACATTTCAACCATTAACTTCTTCATTTGAAATTTCTGGCCAGAAGCAGTTATAAATTCTAACTTTTGTAAAGAGAAATCTTGTGGATAGAAAATACCAGCTGGCGCTGAAATATCATTAAAATCATTTGGTAATGTTGCCATAGTTTAGGATTTCATTAAAGATTCAAATTCATTTTCTATTTCTTCAACATATCTTTTATTAAAGAGGTTTATTTTTCTATTTGATTCATTTGCGTTTAATTCATATTCGTAAATACTCAAAGCTTTAGTGGATGTTGTTACTGTAACTGAAGAACCATTGGGAAAAGTAAATGAGTTTGTACTTGGCATGAAACTGGTATATGTGGATTGATCAATAGTAATTGTTTCTATTGTAACGGCATCGGTTATGGAATCAATGGTTGTGGTTATTTGTTGATATTCATATACTGTTCCATATATATCAGTTAAAGGATATTTGTCGTTTAAATAAGTTTGAAATACCAAGTAATTCATCGGCCATTGCCATTGCGGGTCAATAATCTGATTTGCAAACAATACGATCCAATAACGATAAGATTCACCATAATATTTGTATGCAATTGATTCTGGTGTATCACCTTCTTGAATGTCGTACTTATAATACAAAGCAGAATTCTGTAACAATGATGGAATAATACTGGATCTTGCCAGTAAATTAGTCAATAGAACAGATGTACCAGATGCATCTGTTTTAATTATCTTTGGTAGTGTGTTAAAATATTGCATTAATAATTACCGTCCATCAAAGTTTTTCTATCAAGAAGTTGTGTTTCTTGGAATTGCATTGTTAATGTAGTTTGTGTTGGTGTACCATCATTAAAAGTAGACCATCCATTCTGACCATAATTAACATCAATACTTGTAAGAACACTTTCAGTTACCTGATTAACATTAGGATTAAGTTGTCCATTAAAATAGAATTTTGGTTGAAACACAGCAGGTGGAATAAAAAGCATACCACCTGCACCATTAACTATTCTTGGTGCGGCATATTCTTTAAAAGCTTTTATGATATTGGTTACCGCTTGTGCTTCTTGCTGTGAATAAGGAGTAAAAGTAAAGGCTAATTGATATTCTCTAAAATTAAGACCTTCATATAATAATTGTAATTGTGGATTAACAGCTACACCCAATCCTTTTTGTAATCCTATGTTGGCTGCACTACCGGCTGCTTCAATACCTGAACCTATGGCTTTACCTATAATTCCTTTGGCTCCTGGAATTTTTGATGTAATACTGCCCAATATTGCACCTACTGCTTTTCCCTCAATTTCTGTAAGACTAACGCTGTTGTATTGATTATTATATTGAAAATTCATTGTTTCTGGAATATATAAAGAAATAGAAGCTCTATCTACATAGGTTTTTTTGGTGAGGGTTAAATCTACAGAAGTTTGTGAATTTGTTTCATTTGCTGGAGAATATCCTTCAGCATCTGCGGCAGCTGAACCTACCGCAGCAAAAAAGTTTTTAGCTAAAGTACCAAGGCCTCCAATACTCGTTAATGGCTGACCTTCATATCCTACAGGAACAATATCTTTAACTAGAAAAGTAACATAATGACCACGAGCGGTGGACTGCAAATCTCTAGGATATTGCAAATTGAGTGTTGCAAAGGGGTTGTTGAATAGAATTCCTAGTGGACCGTTGGTCGCAAGACCAGGAACAGTTACTCCGCCTATCGAACTCGGGATGGATATAATGGCCATTAATATCTCTTTTGATGTTGAATATATATATTTATGGCATATTCTGGACGATTTACACCTAAGAACCCTCAAAAATATGTTGGGGATCCAAAAAACATCATCTACCGGTCAAGCTGGGAGGCGAAAGTTATGGATTATCTCGACCGAAATCCAGACATAGTATCTTGGAATTCAGAAGAAACGGTAATTCCCTATAAATCTCCTGTGGATGGCAAGTGGCATCGTTATTTCCCTGATTTTTTAGTTAAATCAAAAACTAAAGATGGTAAATTTAAAACTTTAATGATTGAAGTTAAACCTAAGAAACAAACTCTGCCACCTGAACCAAGAAAACGAATTACTAAGCAATACATTACAGAAGTATCTACCTATGGCGTCAACCAGGCCAAATGGAAAGCAGCTGTTGAGTATTGTGCTGATCGTAATTGGGAGTTCATGTTAATGACGGAAGATCACCTTGGACTCAACTAAATAATCACATGGCATACGAATCTAAACTTACACAATTAGCACAACAACGATCCGCTATGGATCAAGCGATCCTTTCCAGAGAATCAATGAAATGGTTAAAAGATAAAATTGATGAGATTCGGAACCCATCATCCATTCCTAGAGGTATCTCACAAGAAGCCTTTCGGAAAGATAAGAAATTTCTTTTAGGTCGTTTATATTGTTTTTATTATGATCCATTGGGTAAGGCAGAAATGCCATATTATGACCGTTTTCCTATGGTTCTGGCACTGGAGAAGTATAATGATGGTTTCCTAGGTCTAAACCTTCATTATTTACCATATAAGTACAGACTGGCATTCCTGAGCAAACTCATGTCCTATGCGGTCCTAAACGATGATAATGATGTGATGAAAGTCCGTATCACTTATGATATTCTGAACGCCTCCAAGCGTTTTAAAGAGTTCAGGCCATGTATTAAGCGCTACTTGACTAGCCAGATTAAGTCAAAAGTACTTGCCATTCAGCCATCTGAGTGGGAAATTGCTTCATTCTTGCCAATCCAGCAGTTTAAAGGTGCCAAACCTAAAGAAGTCTGGGAAGAATCAGTCAACACGATTAAAGATGCCAATAAAACTTTTGGTTCAATATCTTAAAGGAAGAATTAAATGTCCGGTAGTATAAGCGATTTCAAATCGTCATTTTCAAAAGATGTAGCTCGAACAAGTCGGTTCGATGTAAATATTGCCACACCTTTGGTATTGATACCTTATGTTTCGACTGCAAAAAACTTAACTTATCGGTGTGACTCTGCTCAGTTACCGGGAAGAACTTTTGCTACGGCTGAACAAAAAATTGGATCTAATCCAGTTGAAAAATATCCCTATCTTACAACCTACAATGATATAGATTTAACTTTTATTCTTACTGATGATATGAATGAAAAGGTCTTTTTTGATAATTGGATGGAATTGATTAATCCTTCATATAGTTTTAATTATCAATATAAGAGTGAATACGCAACCGTTATTACAATCAACCAATATGATGTAACTAATACTTTAACATATCAAGTAGATTTATTTGATGCTTATCCTATTTCTATAAATCAATTGGACTTAGATTGGTCATCGGAAGGGTTCCATAAATTATCAGTAACATTTGCATATACTCGTTGGCAGAACAATTCTTTACAGAATTTGGGTCAGCGTTTGGGTCAGCAACTTATCACCTCAGTTGTCGGTGGAATTTTTGGTGGTGCACCAGGTTTTTAATTAATGATTTTATTATAGGAGTTAATCATGGCTTTACCAAAGTTAGATGTACCAACATATGAAATTGAATTGCCAGTTTCAAAAAAGAAGATTAAATATAGACCATTTTTGGTCAAGGAACAAAGAAATTTGCTGATGGCCATGGAATCGAGTGATGCATCTTCGATCCAACAAGCAGTAAGAGATATTCTTCACAATTGTACCTTAACAGAAGGTATTGATGTAGAGAAATTGCCTATTATTGATATAGAGTTTTACTTTATTAATCTCCGTGCCAAATCGGTGGGTGAGGTTATAGAATCACGATACAAGTGCAACAATGAAGTAGAAGGCAAAGAGTGTGGTAATGTTATGACCTCAGAAATTGATTTGACTGAGATTAAAGTCACACAAGAAAAAGAAGTTTCTTCAGAGATTCAATTGGATGATAAAATTGCCATCAAATTGAAATATCCTGAGTTTCACATCATTGGAGATTCTTTAAATTACGATAACATCAATGAAGTTACTTTTAATATGATTGCTGAAAGTATTGAATACATTTATGATGGTAGTCAGTTCTACTATGCACATGAGGCACAACCAGGTGAATGGTTGACCTTTGTTGAAGGTATGAACCAAGAACAATTTGCTAAAGTAGAAGAATTCTTTAATAATCTACCTAAGTTAAAAAAGAATATCGATCTGACTTGCAGTAAGTGCGGTTTTCAACATCACATTGAGGTTGAAGGCCTTGAAAGTTTTTTCGGCTAACATTTCGTCATGACAATTTAAAGAATTATTATACAACAAACTTTTCGTTGATGCAACACCATAAGTATAGTTTGTTTGAACTTGAGAGTATGATACCTTGGGAAAGGGATATTTACGTTTCCCTACTCATACAGTACATTGAAGAAGAAAACGCTAAGATAAAAGAACGACAGAGGAAGTAATGTCCGTATTGGGAGCTATTGCTAAGGCAGTAAAAAACACCGGCAAAGATTTGCTGTTGGCTCTGCTTGGCGGTACAGGTAAGAATAAAGTACCAAAAGGTCAAGCAAATGAACCTATTGATACTGATGCTTTATCCAAATCCACTCAAGTATTAGGAATGATCTACAAAACGATGCAACGAGCTCGTGAAGATCAAATTTCTCAGATGGAAATAGCAAAGAATTTTGATAAAACAAAAGAAAGTGATGAAGAAGATAGAAACAATGAGTTAATCAAGGCACTCACCCTCAAAAGAAAACCTAAGAAAAAAGAACCACCTAAAAAGGAACCACCCAAAGAAGAAAAGCCTAAGCCTACTACCAAAAAGGATGAAGGTAAAGGAAAACCTACAGAAGCAAAACCAACCAAAACTACTGAAAAGCCTGCTGAAAAACCTACAGCAGAAAAAGTAACACCCAAAGAAACTCCTAAAGTTCCAGAAAAAAAGGTTACAGAAGTAAAACCTGAAGCACCAAAGGCACCAGAAAAAGCACCAACACCAACAACACCAAAACCATCAGCAACAAAAGCACCAGGAATTGGAGAAAAAGTTGCTATTGGTGTTGCTGGTGGTGCAGCAGCTGCAGGGGCTGGCGTTGTTATTGCAGCTCTAACTGAAGCCGGTCTTTCCAAAAAAGCACAAGCTAATATATTAGCACAAGTTAAAGCTGAATCTGATTTTAAACCAAAAAGTGAAAACTTGAATTATACAAAAGCTGAAGGTATTCAAAACACATTTGGCAAAAATCGTATACCTACATTAGAATTTGCTCAATCGCTTGTGAGTAAACCAGAAGAATTAGCTAATCATGTTTATGCCAAAACTGACGGCAATTCGGAACCGGGTGATGGGTGGAAATATCGAGGTAGAGGATTTATACAAATTACTGGAAAAAATGCATATAAAGCTTTGAGTAAATATTTGCAAATGCCTGAATTATTATCAAATCCGGATTTATTAAATACTCCAGCAATTGCAGCTAAATCAATTCCATGGTTTTTCTTATCATATAAAGGAAAAAAACCAGAGCAATTGGAAAATATAACAACAGTCAATAAAGCGGTTGGTTTTGCAGATAAAAGATTAAAATCTGGTGAAATGGAATCTGAACATAGAGCAAAACTAGCGGAAGAATATTCAAAACAACCTCCAGCAAGCCAAGCATCTACAGCAGCACCTACAACCGGTACTCAAATAGACCAAGCATCTAAAGAAAACAAAGATATGAAGAAGGCTGCCGATGTGAAGCAGCAGATTAATGTAAATAATAATAGTTCGACACAAAACCAGTCCACTACCAGTCAACCGGCAGCTGCTGATGATTATGACGATAGAAACCCACATCAGAAGAAATAACAAATGGCTAAAATATCAGAACAAACAAAAGACGCTGTTGTTGAACTTACAGGCAAATTTTCCAAAGATTTTGTAAAAGTCGCTTCAGGTAAAAAAACTGCATCTAAACAAAAGGATGTTTCTTTTTCAGGTAAAGCAAAAGAAGTTAAATCTGACAGTAAAACTGCATCTAAAATTAAACCTTTGAAACAAGGTAATGAACTTATCGATATGCTCCTGAAGATTTATAACTTCATGGATAAAAACTACAATGACGATAAACTGCGTAGAGAGCAAGAAAACAACTTCAAAGAAGAATCTCAAATGGAAGCAGGTAAGAGGCATGCTAGACTCTTAAAATCCATTGAGGATTTGAAAAAGAGTTTGAAGGTTGATAAAGGTACTGCAGAAGTTATTCCTGGTGATGATACTGGTGGCGGAAGTTTATTAGATACTATAGCAAGTGTATTCAATCTTGGCAAAACTGCATTAACCGCATTAGGTTGGCTGGGCGGATTAGTTGCCTCACCGTTAGGTGTAGGATTAATTGGCGCAGTTGTTGCCGGAACAGTTGGTGCTTGGATGGTTAAACAAATTGCAGCCGATCCACAGGCCGCATTAAGAGGTGAAGGTGGCATTGGTATGGCTGTTGCCGGCCTAGGATCCGAAGGACAAGGACCTAGTTATGATGAAGAACAAACAAGTAAAGAATTAACAAAGAAAGCAGAACAGGTAGATAAAAAAGGATTAAAAAAGGCTACACTGGAAGAACTGGAAGCAAAATTACAACAACAGACAGAATTTGGCCACGTTAAAACTCCTGAATTTGCTGAGTTAACAAAAGAAATAGCATTAAGAAAATCTGAGCAAGCTCCTGATCCGGCTGCACCTTCAGCATCACCATCCGCAGCACCAGCAGCTGCACCTTCAGCATCACCAGCCGCAGCACCAGCAGCTGCACCTTCCGTACCAGCTTCAGCAAAACTGAATTCTGTTCAAGCAGAAAATAATACTGCTAAGATTGATGAGATGGCGGCACCACCAGAAGTTAACATTAATAATTCATCTACCACTTCTTCAACACAAAAACCTACTCCACAACCTAAGAAGAAACTTCCACCAGTCAGAAATCTGGAAGAAACATTCCAAAAAATGATTGTGTATTCTACAAGAGTCGTTTAACCAATAAAAAACCCACCTTACGGTGGGTTCTCAAAACTCATAACAAAGTTACTAATCAATCTTCTTCAGCAAGTTTACTGAATGTATAAATAAAGATGTAGTTCACGGCTGGCAGGCCCAACTACTCTAACACTTTAACGGAGTATCAGCATGAGTATTTATTCTATCTATTGTGCCACCTGTATTGATACAGGAAAATCATATTATGGATTCGATTCTGCTTGGCCCAAGAGAATTGGTGACCATAAAAGAGAATCAAAGAAAAAAACTAATAATACAAAATTTTACAATGCCATAAGAAAATATGGTTGGGATAATTTTATTTGGAAGTTAGTATATCAATCAAAAGAAGATGTTGAAGTAAAGGATTCACACACTTTGAATATTATGGAACCACATTTCATAAAAGAAAATGATACCTTGATAAATGGTTATAACATGACGCCCGGTGGTGAAGGTAAAAGAAAAGGTTCGACCGAAAGTCTAGAAACCAAACGAAAAAAGTCCTTATCTCACACAGGTAAAAAACTTAGTGATAATCATATAAAGAATATGGTGGAATCTAGAAAAGGTTATAAACATTCAGAAGAAACAAAACACAAATTAAGAGCTGCCAGATTGGGTAAAGAACCTTATAATAAAGGTAAATCTGGTTTACAAATTGCTTGGAATAAAAAAACAGCAACTAGAAAATGTTGCTGTTTAGTGTGTAAAACGGAAGTGGATTATATAAATCTAGGAAGGTATCATAAACACCTTCCCAAGATTGGTTAGTCCTCCTCCGCCAATTTTGCAAAATAACTGAGATCATCTTCTTCGGATGTATCATCTTTAAAAGGTGAATCTTCTGCTTGTTTCTTAGTTGAAGTACCCGAAGCAAACTCTTTTGCCTTAACTTGTTCTACGGTTGTGCGTGGTGCTTCACCATTCAAACCGAGTACTTTATCAAGACGAGCTTTCAATACATCATATGACTTGAACTCTTTATCACCAACCAACTCTTGTAACGAGAATTCATTCTTCCAAATCTTTTCCAATTCATCATCATCGGATAACAATGCTGATGGAGAATCGAATTCGGACTTATCATAATTCTGATAACCTTCAACCTTACGAATCTTGAGCTTGAAGTTAGCACCTTTCCACATATCAAATGGATTGATTGCTTGTTCATCTTCAAACTGAGGATTCATTGCTTCGGTAACCTTATCAAAGATTTTCTTACCGAACTTGAACAACTTAATCTTACCTTCGTTTTCTGGATGTTTAGGATCCGAAACGATATACACATTGGCGATATAATTCAATTTACGCTTCTGCTTACGAACTACATCTTTATTGGCTTCAATGCCAGAGTTCCATAATGAAGAATTGTGCTCACATACAGGACATTGCTGATTCTTTGTGGTTAAACAGTTGTCGATTAACCAACCACCAGGTCCTTGGAATCCATGAGAGAAGATTTTAACCCAAGGCAAACCATCTTCGCCATCTTTTTCAGATGCAGGAAGAAAACGGATAGTGGCCATGCCATTACCAGATTTGTCTACTTCAGGTCGCCAGAAATTATCTGACTTTTCGGATCCACCTTCGGATGTTTTGGAGAGTTCCTCGATTGCTTTGGATAATTTGTCGAGGTTGCCAGATTGGCGTTTTAGATTTGCGAAACTCATTTGTTACCTTCTTTCGTATTAACGGTGTGTGAACGGAATATAAACTACTATCAAATTACTACTCATAATCAACTGCTAGTATATCACTTTATTTAGGCTTAGTCAAGATATATTTTCAATATTGCCATAGTATCTGGCCAATTTTTATGAAGTATGCCAATACCGCCTGCTGCGTTCCATTGGTCAATTACCGATGGAGTATCATCAATGATAATCTTATCTGGGGCTGCGTATTGTTGTTTCAATCTCTTACCGGCAACAAAGATTGGATTGAATGTAATACCTTTTGTCTGCAACCAAATCATTTTCTGTTTGGAGATATCATCGTATCTTTCCTCAGTAGCCGTAGAAGATAGAATCTGTGTCGGTACATTGGCTTTACGGAGAAAATTGATTCCATTCATTGCATCGGGCATTAGATCCAATGTTGCAAATTGATTGGTAGCAATAAACTCATTGAAGTAATGGTCAAACTTTTTGTTCTTCTCTGCTTCTCTTGGCTCCATACCATAGAGTTCTTTGTATCGTTTTACAAAGTCAGCAATTACCCCATCCATATCGAGGTAAATACAACTAATTTTTGGCTTTTGCATCTGCAATTCTTTCTCTTAATATATCTTGGAACTTCTGAATCTTGTATTGGTCAAATATAAAGGGTTGGTACTTTCTCAACTTTAATTCCCATTCTGGCCATACAATATCTTCTTGTATTTGTTTTTTCCAATTAGGTAAGAAACCCATTATCATATTCATATACAGCAATGTTTCAATATGAATCTTACCTTGCATTAATTCTTTTAATAAATTCGGATAGTTACCCACTATCTTAAACATTTCACCTGGTGCGTATGTGTCGAATAAGTAGGTTACATCATTCTCAAAGGTGTATGTTAAGGACTCTTGGGTCTTTTTCCATTTGGTGTAATTATCATCACCATTCTGAATCAAATCTCCCACCCAATCTGCATTACCTTGAATAAAATTAGCAATATAGAAATTCTTTAATTCTTCCAATTCATACTTGCGTGATAGCTTGTAGAATTGGTACTTGTCCTTGCGAACTGTGAAGGACTGTTTAGATACATTGGTCTTATATGAATATTTAATTGCATCATAAGAATCGGATGTGAAGTGGAGTTTCAGAGCATTCCATAGAGCATATGCCGCAAAACCTGTATTTTCGGTCATATTGGCAATTTAGAACTTTTCTTCAACAAATTCAAACCTTGTGCTTCTTCACGAATCTTTGCTTTAAGTGCAGCAGAAATTAGAGTTGATGCTACTTCAATTTCTAATCCAGTTTCTTTACAATGGTGACAGATAGCATCCATCAATCCAAGTTTTTTATCAATAGCTATTTTTTCAATCAGGATACTAAATTCCTGAATTTCTGTTTTTGTAGGCATTCAATACTTCCATTAAGTTATCAATTTCATCGTCTTCCATAATAATACATTGCGATACTGTAGGACATAAACCCACACTTTTGGGTTTCTCCTGAATTCTTATCAACATAACACCTGCTTTACCATAATCTCTTATATCAAAAAAAGATTTAAATGTTTGCATTTTTTCCTATTATAATTGTTTTAATGTGTTTTGTCAAGCGTTTAAGTTTCTGAATAAAATATATGATGTCCGATTTGTGTCGTTCTTTTTAATTTCCAACCAGGACTAACTGAAGTATTATGGTAATATAAAGATTTTGTTTTATAAACCACGTCATGCAAATAAGGTTCCATTAAAGCTTTACGAGCAATGATGTTACTCTCTTGCCATACATATTTATCCTTATTTGATGTGTTCGAAACCAATCCAACCCAGCTGAATTGATATACCCCATTATTTTTCTGATATACTACTGAACAGATATCCTTTGGAAATTTATAATTATTTACTCTATTAAGTACTACTTGGGCTACAGATAATTTTCCCTCATAAGATTCGGATCCTGCTTCATAATATATTGTTTCAGCTAAACATTCAACTTGCTGATTGTAACTTTCAGCTACTTGGCGTTTGACAATAATATCCATAACATTACTGGATAATGTAGGCGTCATGAATACAACAGTTAATATACTTAATACGGTTGCTGCTATTTTGGATTTGTGTTTTTTAAACATCATATCTCCTTGTGATTACGACCGATAATTTGGTCTTGGTCTCCAATTACGAATTTGATTTTATTATTGTGGAGTGTTAAACATTCGGTGAGCGTCACCGGCGAATTGGCAGAATCCTTATTGCATCGGATTCAGAATTGTAGTTTTATAAGCGAGTCCTCTTTTATCTAATATGTATCTATTATATAGGCTCGGAGGCGATTTGTCAACCTTATTGTGGTAATAAATCGTCTAATAATACTTGGTGTTTTTCTACCACAGGTGCGTTATCTGCGTTATCCGCATAATAATAGTGTGTCATTCCGTCAACGATAACTATCTTCCAGTAACCAGTCGGTATTGGAATACCATTCATTTTATTATTACCAGAATATACAGCAATATTGACCACATACATATCAGATTTGGATTTGGACAATAAGGTTCTGGTGTGTTCTTCCAACATTCTCCAAGCCATCCTATTCAATAAAGGTTTCTGTGGTGTCATGTTAGTCATTAGGAAGGTTTCATACATCTCCTTGATACTGGACGCATCTCCAGCAGGCGCCATATGTCCTTTGTCGTAACCGGTATTTGCATATTGAGATGGGTTGGGTTGATGTCCAATTCTTGCATCGGAATGAAATTGGTCGTTTCTTGGTACCGAATCTTTATTTGGTTTTAAATGTTCAGCAACCAATATCACCCTTTGGTTCTGTTTATCATATAGTGAAACGAAAAAAGTATTACAAAGTTCTACTGTACCCTTTACTTCAATGGGTTTATCTGCATACAACTGTGGACAATTTGATGCATGGCTAACACTACAGAATCCTACTCCTGCAGTTACTAATAAAAAGGATAATAATAGTTTTTTCATTTTTGATCCTTGTAATATTTAATCGCTTTAACTAAACCATTAATATGATCGGATGTTTTTTGTTGAAAGACCAATGGTGCTTCATTTTCTACTGCCATGATAATCACTAAATCATCAATCGGTTGCCCAATCATTTCTTCATACATTAACGAATAGGCCGCAGTCTGCCAAAAGTAATCCTCAATGTGTGAAATGTGTTTAATCTTCTTGGAGGTCTTAAAATCAATTACAGATAATACACCATCAAATTCACCAATACAATCTACACGGCCTGCCATACCCAATTGTTTAGACCATAAGGCACATTCTTGGTAATGAATGTTGTCTATTCTATTTAGCAATGGTTTAAGTGAACGGAACATTTCAACGGCATCAGGCATAATATCACCTAATGAATCATTGTTCAAATACCGTTCACAAAGAGTGTGCACATTGGTACCACGACCTGTGGCTTGCTTAGAGATTCGATTAGCTTCTGCTTCACCAACTCTCTTACGCCATGCCATGATACCCTCTTTCTTTTGGGCACCAAGTACAGTAGTAACAGAAGGCAAACGAGTACCATCTTCTAATGTGTAATAACGCTTACCATCAGGAAATGTTTCGGATTTTAAGTCAACGAGGACTTTGGGAGGGCAGAAGTTAAACATTCATTAATTTTTCGTAGTATTCTTTAGTTTTTAAATTTTCCATGTGTGATATTTTCTTCCAATTGTACTTTGAATTTTTGGTACTTGTTAGGTATTCCTTAGTGAATCCAAGGAATAATAAAGGTAATAAATTAAATACTTGTACTTTTTTAAAGTCTATGCAACTAATATTAATTTCTTCTGAAAATTTCATAGCTTCAGGTTCGGTCCAAGTTTCATTTATCCAAAATTTATTCTTTAGTTTACCTCCAATACCATCAACAAATTCAAATCCATATTTTTCTGCATTTTTTCCAAATTCAGAATCTATTGAATAGGAAGTTTTTTCATTTCCCTTTTCAAATAGTATTAAATTATTAAAGTTAATATTATATAGTTTGTTGGATTTAAACCAATCGACTGTTGATATTATATCATCTTTTGTTTCTTTTGGCAACCCAACTATGAAATTTAGGTGCTGTGGAACTTCACCTTTCCATATATCGTGGTATAATTTTGGTATATAATCTCTCGCTTTCTTACCACTCCATGATTTACCAACCAGATTAGATGCATATGGATGTAATGATTCTATTCCATGGTAAGCACCAAATAGTCCGGATTTTTTCAGTTGGTGTGCTGTATCGGGAAATCTATGTAATAAATCTGCTCTAAGATAAGCAACATAGTTAATATCAAATGGTAACTTTTCTGTAATATTATAAAACTCTTTTATCTTCCATTCTGTATCGTTGAATGTATCATCCAGTATATAATAATTTTTTGTGTTGAAGGTCTCATGATTATATAATATCTCCTCCTGTATAAATTCCATACCCCTAATGTAGTCTAGTTTCTTTTTACCTAAATGTGGATACTGGCAAAACCTACAAGCGAATATACAACCACGACTTATATCTAAAGGCAAAGGTTCACCTGATAAAATCACATCTCGTTTAATGAATTTGAAATCGTCAGTTTCAATATTGTATTTTGGATTTCTAGCAGAGTTGAAAAACATTCTTGTTTTGCATTGTTGATTTCCTGATCCAATAAATGAAGTTAGTAATGTTCCAAAAGGTAATGGTGTTCCTTTAATCAAATGTTCCAAATACTCCAAAAAAATATCTTCGGAGGCCGAAACATAACTCATAATGGTTGCATCAATTAAACCATCCATATAGATTTTATCTGATATGTAACCTCCCAATATAACTTTAATATTAGGATATTGTTGTTTGATTAACCTAAGAGTATCTACAAGATGTTTTGGAAATCTATGAATGGATCCATCCGGCCAAACATAATTATGACTGCAAAGAAATGTGGTTGATATACCAAGTATCTTTGTTTTGGGTGTGATGAACTTCTCGGTTGCGTTGTATAATTCGGAGGTTGATAAATTTTGTATAAAATCTATGACTTGGCAATCATAACCACTTTTTCTGATCCAATGAGCAATTTTATAAGGACCAATGTATCTTGTAAATGGAAATTTAGCCGGTGTTGAATTCCAAAAAACAACATCCATTATTTACTCCATTTTTTCTTTTCATTCTCAACATAATTACTAAATTCATTTCTAGTCATTATCTTAACATCATAACCATGTTCCTTTAACCATTTTTTGGTTTCGGGTTCTTTTAATAAATCATTGATCTTTTTATTCCATGCATCCAATATTGCTGGTGGTGTACCTTTTGGTGCAAATATTCCCCACCACAAGGGAGCAGTAAATCCAATTTCACCAGATTCAATCATCGTGGGTACATTAGGTAATGCCACCGATCTTGTGTCGGAGGTTTGTGCCAAAGCTTTAACTTTACCCGATTGTATCATACTCAATGAAACAGGCAATGGCGAAAATAAAAATTGAGTTTCTTCTGTTAGTAACGACATAAGTGCTGGCGCACCACCTTTATAAGGAGAGTGTATTACACTATGACCATTGAGAAACCAATTCATTTGAAGGTGTGCAAGAGAACCAACACCATCTGAAGCATAGGCCGCATCATGAGTGACTAACCATTTTTTCAATTCTACAACAGAATTGACTGGTAACTTTTGTGATACTATCAATACACTCGGTGCCACGGCAAGCATTGATACTGCTTCTAGATTGTAATTAGTTTTTACATCGGAATCTGTATACTTTCCAGGATCAATTGCATTGGGTGTAATATGACCCAATAACATAGTATAACCATCCGGTGCGGCATTTGCAACATAGTTCGTACCAATAATACCAGAAGCCCCAGGTTTATTATCAACATAAACAGGCCATTTCAATCTTGCTTCGAGGTATCTAGCTAATATATCTGTACCACCACCCACAGGATAAGCAACAACTAATTGAATGGGCTTATCCGGATATTCTGCTTTGATAACTCCACTAAAAGCAATCAATAATACTAATAACAATTTAACTATTTTCATTCATCATTTCCTCAAAATCATTTCCATAATTATACATATCTTCCGTAGGATATTCCTTACCAAATTTCATATCACTATTCATAGTATACACGAATTCTTTGCGTTTGACAAGATGTGCCAAACTACCAAACTTAGGTTTATTCAAATATTCTTCATCTCCGTTAACATCAACGATATATTGTTTTGGTATCTTTTTACCAGCAGAATCAATTTCGGAAAATTTATCGGTATTATTCATTGACCACAACTGAAAATCTTCCGAACAATAAAATGTGGTATAGTTTTCTTCCAGTTTCAAAGTATCTTTATTCATGGAATAGGGTAAAATTCTAACATACACCGATTGCCATTTGGTAGCAAAATTAATCCACCAAAAGAACTTATACACATTATTCAATTCTATCGGAGCTGCATCAACCATTTTCTTGAAAATCGCCATCATTGGTTCTGCATATTTTTTATGAGTTGTATCCAACTTAATATTAAAGTAGTCCATGATCTGTCCTTCTGCCTGATCCATTGTTTTGAATAAATCACTATATGGATTTTCTTTGGTGAAAGAATCATTTACTTGTGAACCAAATAATTGGTCAGCGTTTTCACCCGACACAAACAGATAATTATCATCACCTAGAAAATAAGGAAAACGATAACTGGAAACACATTCAAAATTTTTGATAATATAATTGTAATAGAAATTTGGATTCTCACCAATACTTTCATTTGATAATAGTACAACTACTCGTTTAAGTTCCTGCTTCGTTGCCATTTTGAGTAAAGAACATAATATCAAAGTAGAATCTACACCACCAGAATACATAACAGCAAGTTTCTTGTTACCCATTCTATTGAGTAATTCTCTGGCTTTATCATCACAAATCTCATCAAAGCTTTTATCATATTTCCTAAACTCAGGCAGTTTTAGAAAATCAAGTACCTCAGTTTTTAGTGGAATACTAACAGAACCAGTCCTATCAATCGCACTAATGTTCTTACTGAATAGTTGAAAATAGGAAGAAAAGGCCTCGCCACCAGGAACAGACTTTAATTTATATTTATTCCTTGGGTCATTAAATATGTTATAACTATTATAAAATATTAAAGCACTCATAGATTTCCATATCTCTCATTTTCAGTAACGAAATTCTGATAAATTGATTTTAGTTTTGACACATCAGTAACTTCAAGAATAATTTTTTTATATTTTAATCTCATGTTTTCACTCTCAGCAAGGTATCCAGAAATCATTTCATGCTGTAGAGATATTGTTTTTGCAGATTCTTGCAATGTTATATCCATTACGTTTGCATATCCTGTTGTGTAAGGATATTTTAAATTGTTATCTTCCGTAATATTGTTTTGTAATATTTCTTTTGCTTCTAGGTATTTCGAAACATAAACATAATCTTGTCCTATTAAAGATTTAGTAAATTGTGACCTAGAAAAATCAATACGCATATGAATATCATCCAATATGGAGGCCTTTTCATTGGTTAACACCAAATCATATAATTCTTCTTTGGAATAAATTAATAAATTTTGTTCCCATTTTGTACGACCTGTGTTCAACTTAAATTTCCAACACTCATCCGTTAAAATATTATAATCAAACCTTTCAGCAGATTCAGAAGTGAATAGATAAGTGATGAATTCTTTATTGAATGTTGCAAGAGATTTACAAGTTATTGGATGGGTTCCAATGGCTCGCAATCTATGATTGGAATCGATCAGATAAGTTAAATTCCTATCTGAAGTATTGATAACTTGATTTTTTTTACTTAGATGTTTTTGTAATTTATAATACTCAGACTCTATTTCAATTCTACTTAACATGATATAACTTTCAAAAATATTTATTGATATATTGGAATTGCTAGAACCTTACCTTCGTCCAGATAAATTGCCATGCCGCTGTGAATTATTTCCGTATTGGAGGAAACGGTTTCATAATAAACATTCATTCTGTCAAACATGCTATCAGTAATTACCATATTGTAGTTCGTATTATTATATATTTCTTCTGTCGCTAGGGTATAAAAATTATTAAAGGCACTCATACCCAAAAGATTTGGTTGTGGGAAAAAACAAGCAAACACCATAGAATTTTCTCCAAATTTTTCTATTAATGTGCCTTTAATAGGATTGTGTGACCTAACTTGTGTAACGTTAGGTAACATTTCAAGTGAATTTACTATCATACTTACATTGTTATTGGTTGATATAGACATTTTATTCCTCTATTTTTGCTTTTTCATAAACTTCAATACCATCAACAACAGTTTTTTTGTCCGTTATGATTTTGATCGGTATCACTTTTCTTTGTTTTTCTTCTTGATGTTCGTATATTGTACCCCAAATATCTTGGCGATCCAATGGTAACTCTTTATTATTTATTAATGTAGGAATATAACCGCCCGTGATTCTTTCAATAGCTAACGCAAACAACGGAATCGCATCCGAGAAAGCATTATTACAAGAGGTATCCCAATACTTACCGTCTAAGAACATACAAGCACCTTGGCAAATATGTAATACTGGACATCCGGAACAATTCTCTCTATTTGCCCAATGCGTTGATGATTTAAGTTCTATATTATCAAAGTCTTTTAAAGAACCACCGAGGTGTGGTTCTCCATTTTTAGAGATTTCTACACCACTAACATTCTGGCAAGTGAGTACATTACCCCTCAAATCAAAAGAAATAATATCTTCCTGATCCATACCACATTTTTGGCCAAGATATTTTGATTCTTTATGTGTAGTAACATCGGTCATAAAATTATCAATTTTTTGTAAAATACCAGCAAAACCGATATTTCCATTATTAGAGTAAATATCATTAAATGATAGTTTTCTAAATGCAAATCGTTCAGATTTTAAATTCAATGAATTTTCTAATCCATCTTCATCATAAGCATCAACAAAAGTACCTTCACCTAATCTAACCTGAGTGTCACCGGTAAAATCTACAAACCAATCAAAAATAGCTTTTCGGCTTAGATTTTTTGAATTCAACATAGAATTGAAACTCATACGATTTTTTGGTTTCAATGCATTGTACAAATCGAGAACAATATTTTTACTTTCTTCATTTTCAAATGGATCCGGACCACGAACATATTGACCGGGACCATCATGACTAACTGCAACAGAAAAACCCATCGCATACAACCATGCGCATATATCTTCGGTTAATATTGATCCATTAGTAATGACAGAAAACTGTGGTGCTTTTTTCCAAAGTGAAAACTTTTCTTTGATTGCCTCGGCCAAAGGCTTCATGGTTTTCCAATATACAAATGGTTCGCCACCCCAAAATTCAACAGCTAAACCGGTTTCTTCGGAGTATTCCAATACATCAAGCATTTCCATGAAATTATCGATATCTTTTTTTGAAGTTTCTGGTGCTCGTTCAACAAATTTTTGTGAACAATAATCACAGGAATAGTTACAACTTAAACCCATTTGGATTTTAATTTTTTTAACTTTTCTGGACTTTTTTAGTGGAGATTCTTTGGAGAAAGGTATAGATTCTTTTCCAAAATTGATAGTTTTCTTACGTTCGGTATCAGTAAAGACAAAACCAGTTTCATCTTTTAAAATATTCTTCTCATTATCGTAATAAAATATTTTTTTGTCTGTAGGAGTTTTTTCTGCTAGTATTTCAAAAATCATTTCAAATCCATTATATTTTAATATCGTTTAACCACCACAAGCACTACAATCACAAGCACAAGCCGCACAATTATAACCTACATCCGCAACAGGCGTACAATTATATGTACAATTACAATTACAATCCGCTTGCAGCCAAGCCTGTGCATCACAATTGGCACAATTTACAGCATAGCAATTATGACAGTTGTAACAGTTGTAATCACAGGCACAATTACAATCGGCCTGAGCACAATTCCCATTATTACAGTTACCATTTTGATTGCTAGCATAGTAATTTCGAGCATGAATAGAATTCATATCATGTACAGCATCTTTGGTATTAGCTTGAACCCACGACAAAGCACTCTGGCCAGTTAAGGTTTTGAGGTCATTTAGTGATATTTCTCCGGATGCTGGTAGTGCCATTTTAGTTACCTATTCGTTGTATTGCTCTATTTATTCGTTGTCCTCAAACTTCAATTTGGCCAAGATATACTCTTTAACCAAACTACTTCTAACAATGTCCTCTGCCGTAAACTCAATCCGAGTAAAAGCACTCATGTGCATGGCAATATCAAAGAACTTCAATATACCACTCATGTCATGCTTTTTCTTATTTAGGTCGGTTTGTCTATAATCACCACACCAAATAATCTTTGACCTGTAACCAACACGGGTCATTACCGTATCAATTTCTTCAAAGGTCAAATTCTGCATCTCATCAACAATAATAATGGCATCATCAAAACTCATACCACGAATAAAACTGGTAGAGATAAACTCAATGTGTCCTTGTTCAGCCAATCTTTGATAGGCATCCTTACGACCAAATAATGTATCACAAATCTGCTGGTAAGGTTGCTGAAAGATTTCCATCTTCTCATTTACATCACCAGGTAAGTGGCCAATTTCTCTTGATTGTACGGCAGAACGGACAATAATAATCTTGTGAAAAGGATTGGACTTATCCAATACTTCTTCTAGTGCTTTATACAGAGCACAGAATGTTTTACCTGTACCTGCTACACCATGTAATGCAACAAAGTAATCACCTTGTTTATAAGCATCAAAGAATAACTTTTGGTTATCTGTTAATGGTTGAAATGTTTTTAAATCATCAATTCTTACTTTTAAGGCATTTGTGTGTTGTAACTGCCTTGGATCTTTTGTTTCTTTCTCATGTGGATTATATTGAACTTCTGGTACAATCTTCTTTCTAGCTACCATGTGGATCCTTGAGTTGTTATTGTTATTGTATCACCATTCTCTTGGGGCTTTATGCTTATGCCCTGCTTTGATTGTATTCTGTGCAACACCTTCTTTCATACGGCCAATTACATATTTCTCAAACGTACTATCTGCCTTACCCATTCCAGGAACGGATAAACGAGAACCATCAGAGTATACTGGAAAGTTCTCTGCAAAAATGTGCATTTCTAAATGGGGATTGTCTGCTTTGAATTGGTCAAGAACGGTGTAGGACATTCTATGTTCCTCACGTTCACCTGTTTCTTTATTTACAAAATCATACGATGGCATGGTACCACTCCGGTTGTTTACGAGAATTCACTTTACCTTGCCAACTAGCAAGATGCTTCTTATTATTTATATAGTAATTATGGTATGAGGTAATGGAATCACCGGGGATTATTAATTCCGGTGGCATGGCAGGAGTAGGTTCAGTAAAAGGACCTTCTGGAATGTTTTTTGGAAAAATATTCTTGAGTGTCTGCATCAAATCAGAAGCTTCAACTTTGTGAATTTTACCATACCGATAGGTATATTCGATACATAATTCTTCTAGCAGTTCAGCCAGCCACATATAATTGGATGATGTTCTTCGTACCCAAACTGCTGAAGGATGATTGATATGAGTAGCAGAATAAAGAGTAGAATCACGGCCATCAGGAAGAGCATATCGAGTTTGCTTTCGACCAGTTTTACTGAGGCCAATAATGGGAGTACCATCGAGAACACGATGAGCAGTAGAAAGTAGTTGAGCCAGCTCTAATATCATTTTCACAACATGTTTATCAACATGCATCTGAGCACATTGAATGGGGTTTTTAGAAAGGTAAAATATATTCATAATGTATCATAAAATAGTCATTAAGTGGGTTATTGTATCATATACGATACATTTTGTCAATACTTCCAGTCGGTACAGTAACCAAATTTCTTTAACTTTGCCAAACCCTTTTCACATTTCTCACCAATATCTGTACGATACTGTGGATCATTACCAAGTTTAACTTTCTTAACATTCTCATATGCTTCATCTTTGGCTTCGGAGATTGAATCTCCACATCCAGTTAATACGATGATGTATGAACCAGCAGTACCGAGTTCGGGAATGTTCTCACAGAGTTCACCATCGATCATCTTGACGGTCTTAGAAAGTTTCATTTCACATGGATGTAAATGTTTGTGTGGAACTCCTTCAGTTAATACAGGGAAGTCCAAATATTCATCTTCATCTTTCTTATTGAATGGGAAGTCTGAGTTAGCCATAACAACACCAACACAGGTTTTATATTCAACTTCAAGTGTGTTTTTACCTTTGATGCAGTCCAACATCCATTCAGCAGGATCCTCATTCTTCATGAGTGGTTGCATAATATTCCACATAGGATATCCAGGTCGTGCGGTCCACTCCATCGGCCAAGGCGTACCATCTTTTTCATCGATGATACAATTCATGTCGAGCATGCCAACATAACCAATCTTGTGTAATTCTTCGGCCATTGGCGTCATGAGAATATCAGCAATCTTGGATTGTTTAGTGTAACGAGTAACAGTACCCATTTCACCTGTGTTCACACCAAGGTCACCATTCATCTGCTTCTTGAATTCCCAACCTTCACACCAAAAGTCCATCCAACCGGCAGGACCGAATATACCAGTTACAGCAATTTCTGTACCAGCTTTAAATTCTTGGAGAATAAAGTAAGGAGAACCCTTACCTTTTTCTTTGCGCTTAGTTAAGAAACCAATGAGGTCGGCTTCATCTTTGGCAACATACGAAAGAGATTTATCTTCTTCTTCACCACAAGGTTTACAGACATAACGCTTTGGGTTCTCTTTAACAAACGAGATAGCTTGGTCGTAATTTTTGAATTCGTGGGAAGGAATAATGGGGCCACCAAATGCTTTAATAACATCTTGGCCATACATGCGGTCTAATTCTAACTTAGCTGCCTTTTTACCTGGTCCAAATACTGGATAACCTTTTTTGATTAGGTCATCAATATCATCCATGAACTCTAGGTTATCAGCACTAAAAATTAGGTCAGCAACCTTAACATACTGTTTCCAGTTGGTGACTTTATCTACTAAACCTTGGCCAATATGAGAGGATCTAGATCCTTTTGTATAGAGTTTAACAGTATGTCCAGCTGCAACACAGCGTAAACACCAATCTAATGTGAGACCTGATGGGTCGATGACTAAAATAAACATGGGATTCCTATGAAAGATTGAAGATTATCCCTTTATTTATTCTTTTGGGATCGGCGTTCCTGTAAATAATTTCTCTGTGAATTCATCCAAATCATCAAAAACCACATCCCTTTCGAGTGTTAGGTGTTTGTTATCATCTAGATAACCCGATTTCTGTAAGAAATTGGTCACATTAGCAAGAATATGGAACAGTTCTTCTGTTTCAAACTCATGTACAAACTTTGAGGATCCCCCGAAAGGGATGGCATCATCTTCACAGATTAGTTTGAATCGACTCATAAAGTTGGGATTTTGATTGGCTCTTTTGTAACACCAGCAGAGATGCGGCCGTTGACCTTAGCAACATCGGTAGCAGATACAGTTTGCATAGCAAATTGCTTAAACATTGCATATGAATCACGAACCTTCATTGCACGCTTACCACCAACAGCAGCGCCATCAGCAAAGAAGATATCACAACCATCATCAACAAGACGACCATTAACCAACTTTTGCTTAGGTGCAACTTCTAATACTGATTCTAGGTTAATAATAATATTACAATTCTTCTCTAGATCAAAAATTTCCACAAATAAACTCATTTCACTTCTCCTTTAGGTTCACGAATTTTAGCCAATTTGGCATTTTTCTCAGCAACTTCTGCTTGTATTAACATACCTTTCCAATGGCTACGTTTTTCAGTAGACATCATCGCAAGTGCACGTTTACTGCTTTTACTTAGGTTAAAATCCTTATTGGTTTTCATTTCTTATCGCAATCTTCCACTTTAATTAAATATACGGTACTACCACTATATGGTCGTACAAAAAAACATTCACCTTTGTTAGACCACACCAAATGGTTCTGAATCGAACCTTTAAACTCTCTCAAATCTGGAGGGTTTACAAAACTAGTATATGTATTATAGGCAAAGAACCCAAGCAATAACCCACCAACAATGATGTAGATATTCTTTTTAACATAATCAATTGCTTTAGAAAACATTTATAATTCCTTTTAAATATAGATACCATAGTGTAACACAAAACACGGCAACAGTCAATAGACCAATGGTAAACTTAACAGAAGTTTCTCGGTAATATTCCACTTCCAACTGTCGCATATCTCTTTGTGCCTCTAGCATATAATTGTCGGGGTCATTCATCATGCGAATAGTTTCCTCAGCCATAGCCAAAGATTTCTTCGCATTGTAATAGTCAATATAAGGTATCATTTCTCTTGTGCCTTTCTTAGCTTGTCCCATGAGTGCTGGTATTATTTCCAACAACTTGTCTACCAAATTCTTCCCATAAACTTAACTTAGCTTTCAACGATTCTATTTCAGCTTGTGCTTCTTTAAGTTTTCTTTCAAGAATGTATGAGTAGTCATCGGCTATTTTTAAATCTACTTGTTGCTGGCGTAGCTTGGTGGCGACTTCATCAATCCAGCCGTCTGTATAACCATACTTTTTCATGGATTCCGCTTTATCAGCTAGTTCATTTGCGTTCATAATTTAATCCCAAAGGTGGCTGTAATAGCGTCCAAATAATCTAAATCCATTTGCTTTACGCTTTTGGTGTTCTTTCAAACCTTTCCGATTTACTTTGAGTTTGGATTGAGATTTAGTCATATCATCAAACCATTCTTTGTGGTTAGTTTTACTTCCATCAGGTTTATCATATGCAGAATGGTCAAAGAAAGCCGACTCATCATCATCTTTGAGTTCTTGTTCAAATGCCCAAATCATTTCATCGAGAATATAATCCCATCTTTGAAAATGAAACTCATCAGTATCCCATTCATTCTCTTTGGGTGGCGCAGAGGTACTCTTTAATTCTTTTGGTACATCCTTATCATCGGTAAATGGAGCGCCATGCTTGGTTTCTTTTAATTGCTTGAGCATTGGTAAAATGATATGAGCCAAGGTATGATCCATTGACCAAGTATCCCAACGGTCAAGTTTCACATAATTAAAACGAGGATGTACAAAATCAAGAACCTTTTGTATTACTTGGCAAATCGGATCTAAAAAGTTAACCCATTTCTCATATGGATTATTAACTTCTTCTTTGAGGTTGTAAATGCGATCCTCATCTTTCTCCCAAAAGCAAACCTTTTTAAGGATTACATATGGAGAAATCCAATGGTTTCTGTAATTGCTAAGCCACACTTTCATTTAAAACTCCCAGGTTTTCTTTATTGTTACTTCAACATCGGTTGGTTTAGGTGAATCATTAGTCAAGTGGTCATCTTCAACTCGCTTAATATCAATACTCACACCATTACAAGAACACCAACTAGGTAATTTACCACAAGTATCACAATGTTTTGATTTTGATTCACCAAATATAGCATCAAAGCTTTTATTAAAATCTTCTTTTGATACTGCATACGGTCTTGCGTTACTACCTTTGCCGCCATCACTCATTGTTTATTTCTTTCAGAATGCCACTTACACAAACCTTTATAATAGTCTACATCTTTTTCCAATTGTTCTACTTGGTTTTGTAAGATATCGACAATGGGTGGTTGTTGTTCTTTTTTTAGTAAATATCCAAACACCATACCAAGAGCAAGCGCACATAGTAATTCAATCATAGTTCTTTCACCTGTTCTATCATAGTCTGAATCTTTTCTTGCCTTTCTAAAATACAGAAAAACAATCTCAAAGTATTCAAAGCATCCACATCAGCACGATGGGCTTCACCTTGAAACTTCATTTTAAAGGTATTCATCGCAGAACTCAAGCCACCGGCCGGTCTTTTACCATTTGCCAGTAATCTTAAAACATACCAAGTCTTTACATCAATCCAACGATGTCCAAAGAATGGGAAAGGAATGTTTCTATCTACCATTTCCTTTTTTAACTCGGATGAATCTCCACCACCCCATGTAACGGGATTAACAAATGGTTTATATAGTTTCATCATATCACCAAATTCTTCGGCAAACTGTTGGTGAGTCACCGACTTGGTAACCACATCTTCATCAGTAATGCCAGTTAATCTGGTAATAAAAGGAAAGATTGGCGCATGTGGATCAAAATACCACTTGCGAGTAATGAAATTGTTGTTGATGTAGTTTGCATAGTTACCAACAGCCACACCCACCTGAATAATCGGTGGGTTGGGTGTAGAACCATCTTCGGCATTATTGAGTTCTAAGTCAAGTGCCAAGTATACATCATTTCTGTTCATTTCTTTTTCCTTTTCCTTCTATGTTCCATATCTTTTTGAATAATGATACCACCAAAGTAAATTAAGACTGTTAAATAAAGAACAATTAAACATCCATAAATAATTAAGTCCATCATTTCTCTTGTGCCTTTTTTAGTATTGCTTGAATACATTGCAAGTGAAGCCAATCAAAGTTTTCAACATCAAAATATTCGCCATAAACCGATTTTATTTCCTCATCTGTTAGCTCTTTGAGCTTTTCTTCTTTGGCTTTTTGGAGTAAATTATAATCTTCTTGACTAACATGCCTTGTTACCATCATACCTCCAAATATTTCAATTGAAAGAAGTTTGCACCACTTTCATAACCAATGTAACCACGGGGATTGCAAACGACTTGAGTATCACCTACCCAATAATTGCTCATATTGTGCATATGACCATGAGTCCACAATTTAATTTGTGGCCTCTCTATAATTAGGTCAGATAAATCAGAAGCAAAGGCACCATTCATTAGTGTATCATGTTTATACCATTCAGCAACACTTTCAAATGTTGGTGCATGGTGTGTACAAACCACAAACTTTTTCGACTTATCAGCAACAGCAATCTTGATATAATCTACCGCCTTATCATGGTCTTGAATAGAATCTTCAACCGAAAACCTAGAATCTTTCTCATAATGGTCAACTCTATCAATAACCAATTCACCATTTGCATCTTTTAATAGTGTACCAGAGTTATCCGGATTCTTCACATAGATTACATTCTTGTGATGTGTCTTACGATTACTATTCTTGATTAACTGGAAATCGTTCATCTTCTGTCCACAATGCCATCTTGTCAATGAATCATCTTTGTTCATATCAGTCCACAATGTGGCACCAACAAAGGTAACATCATCAAGTGTCCATGTTTCTTTTTCCAAAATGTGGATATTGGGCCAAACAGTTAATTGGTCTTTTAATGTTCTATATGTCTTAGCAATATCGTAGTCATAGGATTCATGATTTCCGAGAACATAAACGACATGTGGGAATTGAAAAGAAACTCTCTTAAAGAAATCGATTACTCTCTTTCTTTGTTCACCACCTTTTTTGAATACTTTAGCTGTGCAGATATCGCCGCTGAGTATTAATACTTCGGCATTTTCTTGATTCTGTAAGTTGATATCACCAAATTCTAAATGTAGCTAAAGGTCGGAAGCAATTGCAATACGCAAGCTTCCGACACCTTTTCCTTTCACAATCATAATATCTTCCAATCTTTATATGTTATACCGTGGTTAATCATTTCTGATACACCACCCCTATTAATCTACTGTTTCCTTTTCTTTACAAAACTCCGTAAACTCTTTTACATTACCCTTGAAGATACTTTCGTGTGTATCACCACTCATGCCAAAGAAATTACAACCACAATTATATACTTCAATTGTTAATTCATTACCATTTACATAAATTTCATATTCGTAATCCTGACCACAATCCTTGGCAGTTACGGGATACATATAAAATCCTCCAGCAGATTGTTTGAAATGAGCAACTAATTGAGCAGCCAAACATCCGGCACCATTGAAGAAAGTTCCTTCTTCACCCAATCTTAAACCGTTTACAATTTTACCATTAGATAAAAACTCAGCCAACTCTTGGCCATGACCAGTAGGATATCCATCAAACTGGCGGTAAAAATTAAGGATTTGTTCACCGTGTTCATCGAATACTTTGGTTAAACTGCGTGTACCCATAATATAATGCTCCTTGTCAATTAGAACTACCATTATAACACAACTGGAGATAAGGTCAAGAACTATTTTTGGTTTGTTGCTAAAAAACAACGTTTACCCGTGGTTGGCGTACTCACCATGCTGAGTTTCACGAAATTCTTTAACTACTTTTTCTGCTTCTTCTTTTGTTTTAAAAGGTCCAAAATTATACCATTTTCCAAATTTGCTACATCCGGCAGTCCATCGTTTTCTGGTTTTATGCCAATATACACCTTTTATACCGGATGTATTATTACTATTGATTTTTCTATTATGTTGGTTTTGTGATTGAGTTACATCTCTTAGATTTTGAATTGTATTATTACTGGTATTTCCATCAATATGATCAACTATTTTTGGTATATAACCATGGTGATACATAAAAATTATTCTATGTGTTCTATAACTTTTATAGTTAATTTTCATCACACTATAACCCCGACTATTGATTGTTCCTACAATAGAATTCTTTTTAATTTTCTCTGAAGGTGAAACTTTCCAATATAGTTGTCCATCACAGTACTCAAAAAGTTCCTGTAATAGTTCTTGGCTTATCGTGAATAGGTTTGAATATATAATCATGCTGGCATCGTCCTATGATGTTAGAGTAGGCAGGGATGGCAATCCCGTGGCCTACACCTATTTATGCCACGATAATCAATTTACCAATACCTGTGTATTCTTCTATCGCATGTTTTAATTGTTTTGATGAAGCTTTGGGAGCTATAAAAACATAGTCCAGTTCAGGATTTACATCATTACTGGAGAGAGTTTGATTCAAGTATAAGACCGCCTCTTTGGCGTCTAGAAATTCTTTCATACCAGTATTATTAAACAATCTTGGTTTAGCGATATACTTCATTATTTTGACTTTCTAATTTGATTAAGGTTCCAACCTACAACACCGATATACACAAACACCAATAAGAGTAGCGCAACGGGTAAAATTTCTGCTAATATAATACCAAAGGTAATCATTAAAAGAACTTTACTAACCAAAATCTTATGCATACCAAATCGGTGAAACAAAGAATTCATAACAGGATTTAATTCTTTACCACCTTGATTTAAAATCTTTTCTGTCGTTAATAAATCACCAATTTGTAAGGCTCCAAATAAAACAATCAGTATTAGTTCCATCATTTCTTACTCCATCCGTGTAATGATTCTTTCCATTCTTTACATTGTTTCACTTCAGCTTTCAACGCTTCTATTTCAGCTTGTAATTTATAAATCTCTGCTACATCTTCCTTTTTAGATTCTCGACAAGCATCTAATTGTGATTGTAACTGGCGTAGCATGGTGGCGGCTGATTGTTTAATAAAGGCGTTAATCTTTCCTGTTGTCTGTGCTTTGGATTGAAGTAAGCCAATCAAAACAGTTATTTCATTTGCGTTCATTGCTCTTGTGACTTTCTTATTATTAATCTAGTTGCCTTGAGCAATGCTTTACACATTTGCTCGTTATCAGCTTTCAAACCTTCTATTTCAGCTTGTTGCTGGCGTAGCATGGGTTCTGTATTCAAATCTATTCCAGCTTTTAAACCAGCGTTGTATCCTTGGTTATAAGCCAATAGTTCA